TAGCAGATATCGATGCTTTGGCCAAAATCCCTTTATTTTTGCCAGTTTTCACTCGATTGGTACTCCTACGGTACTCTTACCTCGCATCTGCGGCGCTCGTCTGCCACTCTGGCCGGTGATGACCGTAGACCGTTTCGAGCATTTTGACCGACATGCCGAGGAACTGCGCGGATTGCCAGATGTCTACGCCCTGCTTCATCAGCCATGTGGCTCGGCTATGGCGCAGCGTATGCGGCGTGACGTCCTCGGGGAGCCCAGCCGCGATCCTCGCCTTTGCCCAGCCGCGGTCGATCTGGTGGAGCACGCCACCCTGATTGCGGCCCCCGAACCGTATAATGAGTTCCTGCTTGCCGTCGAGTCGGCGCCAGCGTCGCAGGTGCGTTAAAAGCCGGTTTCCGATGCGGTATGGCGGGGCGCGCTTCTTCGTCTGTACGGCCCCCGGAGGCTTCCTGTGCATGATCCTGCTTTTCAGGTCCACCATCGGCCAGCGCGAATTTAGAATGACGGCCTTCCGGCTCCCGCTGTACCAGCCGATGATGAAGAACCTGGCGATGTGCGGGCTCCTGCGGGCGGCCCAAAGGAACGCGGCGGCCTCATCGCGCGTCAGCCATCGGACGCGGGAACCGGGAGCGGCCGGCATCGTCATGGGGGGGATGATGATCGGCTTGTGGGTCTTGTGCCAGTGGTTGAGGGCGGCGCGGAGGTAGGCAAGTTCGTTGCGCGCCGATGACTGCGCCTCGCCTCTCGACTTCGAGTACGCCTTGCAGTTCGCCGGCGTGATGTCGGAGATGACCTTGCTGCCCCACCACTTATTGAGCGGCTTCAGGCAGGACTTGACCTCCTTCTCGCTGATCTTGCCCTCGACCACTTCGTCGATGTAGGCCAGCAGGATGTCGCCGATGCCGGTCGACGTGTTCTCGACGACGTGCTTCGAGGCTATATATGCCTGGAGTTCTTTTTCGGCTCGGACAGTCTGCTCGCGACGGCAATCTGTGCGGCGTTTAATTTTGCCGTCGCTGATCGTCCAGCGTTGGCGCGTTTTATCGAACCATAGTCGAGGTCCGGCGGGTCTACGCGGCATTTTTCCTCCATAGCTTTTAGCTTGGCTCTGGTGGTGAACAGGGTGCGGCCGATCTTTGATATTTCGAGGTTGCTCCGACGCCACTCGGCCTTCAGGGTGGCGACGGTCAAGCCGCCCTCGGAGCCGATCTCGCAGGCTTGCTTTAGCGTTATCAGCGCGTCGTCGTCCAGCGGTCGCGTCATTCTGGGGCGTCCGGCATGGGCATCCAATGCGTCACGGTCCAGTCCGGGCCCACACGCCCATTCCACTGACCATACCATGTCCAGTCGCTGGCCTTAGCCGACCAAAAGGCGCCGGGTACGCGGCGGGAATTTGCCGGATTGCGCTTATGCTCAACCAGTTCGCGGAGGACCGCATCGCGCTTTTCAGCGGTGGTGAAGGTTGTCATGCCGTCTTACCCTTCTCCGTCCAGCCCCACGACACGATGTTGAACACTTCATCGCGCACGATGGCGTCGATTTCCTCATCGGTCGCGCTGTCTTCGACCTCAATCTCGCCAGACCAATCGGCGCCCTGCATGGTAGTCTCCAAGTTCCACTCGATGGTCCTCATCGGAGGAACCCCGCGTAAAGGTTGTATCCGTAATAATTGTCGGCGGGCTGCGTCTTCCGCTCGATCTCGGCCTTGAACGACGGATGCGCGATTATCATCTCGGGGCAACGGAAGATGCAGGGCTGCTTGCGGTAGGTGCCGCCGTGGCGCCGGATCAGCTTCTTGAGGATGCGCGATGAGCGGTGCCGCGAGTGCGGGAACAGCCGCTCATCGGTGTCTTCGAGCGCGTTGGGATCGTAGACGATCCTCATCAGCAGCACCCATCGCAGTCGCCGGCCCCGTCGAGGTAGAGATGATTGCTTTCGAGCAGGGCGATCAGGTCTCGCGCGGCGTCGTCGGCCGACGTCTTCGTCAGGTCAAGCCTCTCAAGGAAGTCCGCGATGATGTCCTCGGGTCTCATGGCGCTCCCCCACCGTGACTTATGCGGCCGCCAGCACCGTCACACGCCTCACAAGTGACCACGATGCAGAAATAGGGATCATCAGCGAACGGGCGCGGCTTCTCGATAGCTCCTTCGCCTTGACAGTCGGGACATTGCTCCCAAACTTCCGGCGGTTCGCCCAAGTAAAGCTCGTCATCCGGGCTACCATCGTTGGGTGATCGGCTCATAATCCCTCTCCCGTTGCCAGTCCTTGCAGAAGGCAGACGTCCCGCGCCGTGCCGATGATGTAGTGCGGTCGCTCGAACCCGCTCTCCCACGGGAGAGTGTGCAGCCACATTCCAAACCAGCGAAACCAGCCGGCGTCGCGCGCTGAGATTTCGCACTGGTTCATGCCGCTCTCCTGTTCGGGAACCACGGAACGGTCCACTCCGTCATCGGGACGTCGTAGCCGGTCATCAGCGGATGCTTGGGATGGCCGTCGGCGTTGGTGCCGATGCAATGCAACTTGCAGCCGACGCGATCGGCGATCCTCACGACGTCGATCCATCGCTTGCGCAGAACCTCGGGCAGCTTCGCCAGCGCGCCCCAGGCGACGATGTGGATGTCGGCGTCGCGCATGATCTGTTCGAGATTGACGTCGTTGTTCGGACCAATCGGGTCTTTCGCGGTCCGCAGGCCCTTGATGTTAGTCGAGCAGAACGCAAATTCGTTGCCGACGATGACGCGGCGGATGTTCAGCCGCTCCGCGAAGCCGATCACCTTGCCGACGGTCGGGTCATTGAGGTCGGCGCCGGCCTTCGATGGGTTGACCATCAGCACCGCGGCGGTCTTCTGCCCCTCCGGCAGGATGCGCTCAAGCCGGTAACGGTAGACACCATCACCGGAGAAGACCGCGGAACCGGTTACTTCGACGGGACTGAGCGTCATGACGGCACCGATCCCCGGCCGATGCCGATCTCGATCTGCCGCAGCAGGTCATCCAGTGCCGTTGCCAGCGCCGCTTGTTCGCGGCCGCCCGGGCCTCCGAGTGTCATGGCGAGCGCGTGCGATACCAGCGACAGCTTCTTCAGGGCCAGCAGTTCGGCCCCGCTGATCGAGACTGCCACCGTCGCCGTGTCAAACAATCCAAGGGTCATGCTGCATTCCTCAGTAGAACGCGGAGGGCGTCGCGGCAGTCGCCCATCGTCAGATTGTCCTTGCCGCTCGGATTGCGGGTTATTTCCCAGCCATCCTCGCGCGCTGTATCGCCGAAACGACGCGCAAGGTCAGAGAACGGCTTCAGCGCCGTCTCCAACTCCTTCACGCGGCGTTCCGCCACGCGGGCGCGTTCCTCGAATTCATTGTTGAACTGGAGCAGTTCCGAGACGCGAGCCTGTAGCTGTTGAACCAGATTTATCATCGTCGCCTCTCTCCGGCGGGCGTCGCCGGTCGGTAGATGTACGTGTAGCCACTGTCAGTCGTGACCATGATCGGCCGCGTTGACACGATGTCGGCCAGTTCCTTCATCTGCGGCGCGATCTCGGCCTCCATTGCGGCGCGATGACGGCCGACGACTTCCCCGATCTCGGCGCGGAGGACGTTCTCGCGGTCGCGATCGACGGGGATGATCTTGGCGGCCTTCACGACGCGGCCATTTCTGCGGCGACGTCCGCGATCATGTCGTCGTAATCCCCCAGCGGGCAGTTGCAGCGCGGCGTACCGGTGTCGTCGGTGCCGTAGATCGAGCAGGCAGGGTCATGGCAGGTGCGCTTGATGCGTACCATCCTGAATTTTTCCGGGTTCGCACTCACGCTCTGGATGCGCTTGAACTCCGCGATTGCGGCCTCGACCGACTTATGCTCGCGGAATTTGTGCGACGTGATGATCCATCTATTCGCTTCGTGCGACATTCACTTTCCTTCTAGCGTTGAGGTAACGATTTGAACGAGTCCGACCCACTGTGGCCCGGAGCGGTAGGCGCGGAGCATCTTCGCGTGCCCGACGTCGAATTCCTTGACGCGCGCCGATAGCTCGCGGCGCGTGTCGGCGCGGATGGTCATGAGGTACGTTGCCCGATCGAAGCTCTCATCGACGTAGAGACGGTCCGCCATGCCCCCCCCTCGGCTTGTGTCGCTCATGGGATCGCAACCCTGTTCCTGTAGTCGTGCGGCTCGCGGAGCAGCCGGACGCTGTTGATGGTGCCCCAGGCGGTGCAGCCGGGAGCCGTGGCGATCGGGACCATGGTGTCGTCGATGCCCCACTTCGCGCGGGACGTCTCGACGCGATCCCAATCCCAGCCCTCGGGCAGCGCGATGTCAGCGGGCCGGTTCATACTCTCGTCTCGAAGTCGGCGATCAGGTCGTCCACGGACGGGATTGCCACGCCGAGCCACTCCAGACAGTTGAGGAACATCTGCGCGTCATCGCGCAGCTTGTCGTCGTCATAGCCTTGGAACACGCCGTCGCTGTCGCGCGTCAGTTCCGCGCCGCGCAGATCGGTGTTGAAAAACAGGTCCGAGATATTTTGATCGATGCTCATGCCGGTCCCCTTGCATTCTCGATGTTCGCGATGGCGTCGTTGATGTGGTCGAGCGCCTGATCCAGTTCGCTGATGGCCGCTTCCATCGCTGCGCCCCGATCGGCGCCCTGTATGCCCTCGGGCAAATGTCCGAAGGCCGACTTCTCATCCTGCGACACGCGGAAAACGACCTTCACCGCCTTGTCGAGCGAGACGATGACGCGCTCCAGCTTCTTGCGGCGGGCTTCGTTCATGCGTCACCATCGGCGCCGCACCATTGGCAGTAGGAGCGACCTTCGGGGCGTTCGCCGGTATCTTCCTCGACGAATTCGTGGCCGCCCTTGTTTGTGCAGCCCTCGTTGGGGTCGTCGTCGTAGTTGTCGTCGAAATGGTGACCGCCGTCCTCGGGTATCGGCCCAGAGTTAAAGCAGGGCGTCCCCTGGAACGGCGGTCCGGAGCGGTGACTTGTCAGCCTTGCGGGCTGCTCTCCTGTTGTCCGCTCCGTTTTCAAATCGCAATCGCAGTCGCCGGCGATGCACGGGAAGTGCTTGCAATCCGTCATGGCCGCGCCCTCAGTTCGCGCAGCGCGGCGAAGCGCGCGGTTTTCTTGGCTTCTTCGCGGGCGTCCAACTCCTTGCGGAGTTGGCGCGTGGCGGCTTCCTCGGCCTTGGAGACAGCGGCTTTGAAGCCGCTGCCCTGCGTGGTCAGCTTGCGGCCACGCCATGCCGCGTAGCGCTCGGCCTGCGGGATGCGGAGGAAATCTGGAAAGTCGGGATAGGTCATCGCCGCGCCTCCATGACCCGGATGGCCTCGGCGAGAGCATCGGCCGCCTTGGCGAGGGCTATACGCTCCGCCAACAGCAGCTCGATGTTGCGGGCCTCCGCGCTCAGTTCGATGCGGATGCGATGCAGCTTGCCGATCTTGCGCTCGTGCTCGGCGGGGGTCATGACCACACCTTGATGCCGCCGGGGGCGCTCTTGGCGATCCAAGCGCACCACGCCAGCAGCGCATCGAGAGCCGCCGTCTGGTCGGACGCCTCGGGCACGCCAGGAACGAGCAGGCGTTCGGTGCCGGGGATTTTTGTCGGTCGCCCCCTTACCTTCCGGGTGCGATAGCCGTGGCGGGCCGTCGCCTCAATGAAATCACGGAGCGACTTTGCGGGACCGCGCGCGATCGGCAGCGCGCCGGACGGCACGTTGCGGCCGAATTCGATCAGGCCAGATGAATAGCAATAGGCTCTCATGCCCGGGCTCCCGAGAACGAGTTGATGATCGACCGCAGCGGCTCGGCGACGCGGCTATTGCGTATCGCCGTCTCAAGGCTGTTCGCGCGCAGGAAGTCAGCGAAGGCAGCGTTGCGCTGTTCGATGTCGGTGACGGCGGGTGGCTCTCCCATCATCAGCGCGTCGTAAGCGTAGGACGTGCTCTCGCGGATTTCGCCGGTCTCCATGATGTCGCGTTCAACCATGTCGGCCACGGCGCGGGCGCCTGCGGTGCTGCCCTCGAATGCCTTACGGGCGGCCTCGGCGGCGCGGTCCCAGCGCGGCGAACCCTTGTAGGGGCTGATGTCCGCCATGGTCAGATTGAACAGCGCGGCCTGGGCCTTGGTCGCGTCGGCGAACCATCGGCCGGCTTCTTCTTTGGCGTGGAGCGATCGGTCGTGTTCTTCGGGGGTGGAGATGATGAAGCGCATAGGCAGGGTCTCCCTGTTTGAGTATCAGGGAGAGATTGGCGCTTATGGCAAAATTTGTCAAATGTTATTTTGCACAAATAGCAAAATAGGCGTTCAGCGCCTTTTGTAGTTACCCACCGTTACGTGACAATCGTCCCAATCCGACCGCTTTAATGCCACGTTGTGCCGGGGTTCGTATTGCAGGACGTGCCATGACGTCGGCGTGATCCGCGTCAGCTTTCTGATGAGGACTTCGGTGCGGCCGTCCGCGTTGACGCGGCGGAATAAGCAGGTGTCGCCGACCTGGGCCGGCAGATGTGGGTGGACGAGGGCTGTCCATCCGGTTTCAAGCTCCGGTGACATCGCGTTGTCCGCGACGATGATGCCATAGCCCTCGGGAACCTTTAGGAGAGGTTCGGGTCGGGACGCATACTCGACTGCTGATACACTCAACATTCCCAGCCCCTTGTCGATTTGTGACATGCCGAAAACTGGCAAATCGCGGTTACCGACAAGTTCCGCCTGCGGGATAACGGTTCCCGGGCTCCGAGATGTCGCACTGGCAGCAGTAGTAGAGGTTGTGCCTGCGACAATGCCAGCTTTATTTTGTTCGGCTCCCGACTTATCTGTAGATATTTCGCGGTGTGGCGAACTCGCAACAAGCGAACTGAGTCCCGGCGGCGCTGAACCGAAGAATTCGGCCATCTTCACGAGCTCGGCGAATGAAATCTCGCGATAGGACCGGGCGTCCTTCTCCGTGATGATGCGGGTGATGGCTTCGTTGCGCACGCCGAGGTGCTTGGCGAGAGCGCTCTTGGCGCCCCAGCCTTTCTTCTTCAGTTCATCGGCCAGCCACCGACGCTGTTCTTCGTGGACCTTACTCATGGTTTCCACACTCACTGTACCGTGATGAAACAATCTATAGCCGAAATAGCAAAGATCAAGGGTTGACAATTTGGCGATTTAAGCAAATATAGCGGTATGGGCAAAAATAATCACATGAACCCGGCCGCGTCAATCATCTCCAAGGTAGGAAGTCCGGAGAAGGTCGCCCGCATCACCGGCGCGGATTACACCCGGGTCTGCCGCTGGCGCTACCCCGAAGCGCGCTCCGGAACCGGCGGCATCGTGCCCCACATGGCCGCGATGAAGCTGCTGCGCTGGTCCAAGCGCTACGGAAAGGGCCTCCGCGCCTCGCACTTCATGCAGTTTCCATCCAGAGCGGAGGCCGCGTGATGCATCCGCTGCTCCGCAGAAATCCATTCATTCAGATGCTCGTCGACATCGCGGCAATCGTCGCGTGGTTCGCCGTCGCACTCGGCGTTCCCACCGCAATCTACATCCTCATTCTCATCTGACGGAGACGTTGATGCTCGCATTGTCACCCACCGCAATGGCCGCCCATAACCAGCACGCCGCATTCCACGGTCGCATCGCCGCAGCCGCCGATCGGCACGCCGCGAACGTCATCTCTCAGAGGAAGCAGGCGCAGGCGGCGCGGGCCGAGAAGGCGCGCGAAGTGCAGCGCTCCAACGCAGGATGGATGGAGCGCCAGTACAAGATATTTTCAAACATGATCGACGCCGACGCTGCCGCCGAGAAGGCGCGGCTCGTAATGCCGCTGCCGATCGAAAAAATCCAGGCCGTCGTAGCCGACCACTACGAGATACCGCGCATCGAGATGACCTCGGAGCGGCGCCAGCCCAACATCGTCTTCCCGCGTCAAGTCGCGATGTACCTCGCGAAGGAGTTGACGGGGCTCTCCTACCCGCGGATGGGCCGCAGGTTCGGCGGGCGCGACCACACCACCGTCCTCCATGCCGTTCGCAAGATCGCAGCCCGGGTTGCGGCCGACGCCGTGTTCGCCGCGGAAGTCGATGGACTGAAAGCGGCGCTCGCATGATGGACCTGTTCACAGCAGCGCAGGCCCGCGACGAGGCAATCGCCCGCGCCGCCGTGAACGCCACGTTGGGCTGGAACGATCTGATGTTCGTCTTGGTCGAGCGCACCGCGCGGCAACTCGTCTCGTTCACGTCCGATGACGTGTTCGATCTCTACGACGCGATGCAGAACCGGCCAGAAACCCATGATTACCGGGCCTTTGGTGGCGTCATGGTCCGCGCCGCGAAGGCCGGCTTCTGTCGCAAGACCGACCGGGTATCCCCGTCTCGGAGAGTGTCACTCCACGCCAGTCCGCGCGCGATCTGGATCAGCCTGCTCGCACGAGGTTCTTAACGTCCCACTACCACAGCGAAGGAAACGACGATCATGACAACGCAAGCAGTAGCAGTAGCCAAGCCGTCCGCGCTCGCGATCCGTGCCGACAGTCCCGACGCCATCTTGCTCGCGGTCCTCAAGATGGGAAACATCGAACTCGCCCGCGAGATCATCGCGATGCGAGACCATGAGCGCAAGGAGAACGCGCTCATCGCGTTCAACAACGCCTTCGCCGACGCGAGGATGGAAATCCCGGTCATCCTCAAGAACCGGACGGTCAAATTCGATAGCACGAAGGCTCCGAGCGGGTTCGTCGAGTACGACCACGAAGACTTGGGCGGTATAGCCGAAGTCATCGACCCGATCCTTGCCAAGAACGGCCTGACCTATCGTTGGGAGTTGAATGAGTTGGAGGGCGGGCGGTTCGAGGTTGTCTGCATCCTCGCGCATCGCGGCGGTCACTCTGTCCAGGCCAAGCAGTCCGGCTCCCGCGATACCAGCGGAGCGAAGAACGACTTCCAGGCGAGGAATTCGGCCGACACCTACATGAAGCGCGCGACCTTGAAGGCCGTCGTCGGCATCGCGACCGGAGAAAGGGATGACGACGGCAGAGCGGCAGGCATGACTGGCGCCGCCCCGCAGTTCGTCAGCACCGAGCAACTCGCCACCCTGATCGCGCTCGCCGACGAACTCAACGTCGACAAGGCGATCTTCTGCGGTCTCCCGACCATCAAAGCCGAAAGCCTCGCCCACATCGCGGCGAAGGACTTCGAGCACGCCAAGGCGACGATGGAACTGAAGCGCGGCCGGAAGGGGAGCAAGTAACATGGATCAGGCAGTAGCGATCCTGCATCCCGTGCAGGACTTGACCGTCATCCCGAGCGACATCCGGTTGCGCGTGTTCACCGAGCCGGGCGCCATCGAGCCGTGGCTCGATCACGTCCGCAAGAACGTCGCCGACTTCGTGCCGGACCTGACCACCGCGCGCGGCCGGGCCAACATCAAGTCGATCGCCTTCGAGGTTACGAAGTCCAAGACCTATCTGACCAAGGTCGGCAAGGAACTGGCGGACGAGCAGAAGGCGATCCCGAAGCTGATCGACGCCACGCGCAAGCACATCACCGACACGCTTGAAGCACTGGCGACCGAAGTCCGCAAGCCGCTCACGGACTGGGAGATCGCGGACGAGGAACGTGTCGCCCGGCACAGGAACACGATCGCCAGCTTCGCGACCTTATCTCAAGCGTCGTGGGGCGGCGATGCGCTGACCATCGCGGACCTGAAACAGAACCTCGCCACCGTCGAAGCGCAGCCGATCGGCGACAACTGTGAGGAATTCCTCTCGGAGTACCAGCGCGCGCGCGATGCCTCAGTCCTGATCCTCAAGACGCTGATCCCGATCCGCGAAGCAGCGGAAGCGGACCGGGCCGAACTGATCCAATTGCGGGCGGCGGCAGCGGCGCGTGACGAACGCGACCGCTTCGAGGCTGACATGCTTGAGAAGGCAACGGCCGAGAAGTTGATGGGCCAGCAAGCCGCCGCCCGCAAGGTCGAGAGCGATCGCCTGGCAGCGGAAGCCGCGGCGCAACTCGTCCGCGACACCGAAGCTCGTCTCGCACGCGAGGCGGAGGAAGTCGCCGCAAGGCGAGCCGAGGAAATCCTCCAGCGCCAGAACGACGAAGCCAACGTCGAGGCCATCAATAACGAAATCATCAGGGCCTTCATCGGCGCCGGCATCTCCGAAATGGATGCGGTCGCCGTGCTGGGCCTGATCGCCAGCGGCTCCGTCCCATACGTCACCGTCCAGTATTGAAACCGAAAGGAAGCAACGATCATGACCGTTCAAGTCCACAACATGCTGCAAAATTCCGCCGAGTGGTTCGCCGCTCGCAGGGGCATCCCTACCGCCTCGAACTTCTCGAAGATCATGGCGAAGGGCAAGGGCCTGACCCGCGCGACCTACATGCGGTTCCTGGCCGGCGAGATCATCACCGGCGAGCCGGGCGAGAGCTACACCAGCCCGGAGATGGAGCGCGGTCATACCATGGAGCCCGACGCGAGGGCTCTGTACGCCTTCGTCAGCGACAACACGCCGGAGATCGTCGGCTTCATCACGAACGGCCAGAAGGGCGGAAGCCCGGACGCACTGATCGGCAGCGATGGCCTGTTGGAGATCAAGACCAACAAGCCGCCGGTGCTGATCGAGTACCTCGACGCCGATGAATTCCCCTCCGAGTACAAGGCGCAATGCCAAGGCAACCTCTGGGTCGCCGAGCGCGAGTGGATCGACATCATCTGCTACTGGCCAAAGATGCCATCGCTCATCAAGCGGGCCTACCGCGACGAGCACTTCATCAAGCAGATGGCCGACGAGGTTGAACTGTTCAACGAAGACCTCGCCAACATGGTCTCGCACATCCGCAGCTACGAAACGAAGGTGGCGGCATGAGCGGCAGCGTGAACAAGGCGATCCTACTGGGAAATGTGGGCGCCGATCCGGAAATAAGAAGAAACCAATCCGGCGAGCCCATCGCCAACATCCGCCTCGCCACCAGCGAAACCTGGCGCGACAAGAACAGCGGCGAGCGGAAGGAGAAGACCGAATGGCACCGCATCGTGGTGTTCGGCAAGCTCGCCGAAGTCGTCGAGCAGTACGTCGTCAAGGGCCAGAAGCTCTACATCGAGGGCAAAATCCAAACCCGCGAGTGGGAGAAGGACGGCATCAAGCGGTACTCGACCGAGGTTGTCCTGTCCGGCTTATCCAGCATCCTGACGATGCTGGATAAGCCCGCGGCGCGTGACGAGCAGACGCAGGATCAGACCGAGCGTCCGTCCCGCAACGCCTACGCGGACGCGGCAGGAAAGGTGCAGCCGTCAGGGACGGGCGGGCGCCCGCAGCGCCAGTCGGGGTTCAAGGACAACTCCGACATGGACGACGACATCCCGTTTTAACCGAAGGAGAGACCACGATGGACATGAACAAGCTGGAAGAAAAGCTGGACGATCTCGTCACGGAGGCCCGTGACGCCGGTATGCCGTGGGACGAAATCATCAGCGCGTTCGAACTCAAGGTGATGGCCCTCAACGAGGAAGCTGGAGACTGATGACGACTGACTTTCCACCGCAACACTTCACATGGACCGGGGCCGTAATGGTCCCGGTCCATCCCCAACGATCCTCCCGGTATTTCAAAGAGGGCGAACGCTACACCCTGGCGCGATATGAAGAACGATCATCCGCGGCCCACAACCACGAATTCGCCTGGCTGGCCGAAGCATGGGCGAGCCTGCCCGAGACCTTGGCCGAGCGTTTTCCGACGTCCGAGCACCTGCGCAAGTGGGCGCTGATCCGAGCCGGCTACAGCCACTCGAACACGCTGCTCTGCAAGTCGAGGGCGGAGGCGGTGCGCGTCGCGGCGTTCCTGCGCCCGATGGACGAGTTTGCCGTCATCATCGTGCAGGGCATGGCCCTGACCCGATACGTCGCCATGAGCCAGAGCAAGCGCGCGATGGGCGCCAAGGTCTTCTACCAGTCCAAGGAGAAGATCATCGACATCATCGCCCACATGATCGGCGTCGAACCGAAGCTGCTCGGAGGCATCCAAGCAGCCGCATGAGCGAACTCCGCCAGCGGGAGCCCCGCATCAAGGACGAGAAGCATCTCAACTACATCCGGTCATGCCCGTGCTGCCTGTGCGGCGACAACATCCACACCGAGGCCGCCCACATCCGTATCGGCGCCTTGAACTACGGCAAGCCAAACACAGGCATGGCTGAGAAGCCGTCCGACAAGTGGACGCTGCCGCTCTGCAACCGACACCACCGCGAGCAGCACGCTCACGGCGATGAACTCGCATTCTGGGCGGAATGGGGCATCGACCCCTTCGCCCTGGCGATCTCGTACCAGTCCCACTAACCCCAACCGGAGACCACCATGAGCAACGTCGAGAGCACCGTCACCCACATCGGGGCCCCGCCGCCCGCGGGACATAACACCCCCACTGGCAACCCCAGCGTACCGACTGAGGGGCTATCACCGCAGAATGCCGAGAAGGCCAAGGGCGCCAACGCCCAACTCAAGACTGTCGTCACCCGCATCGAGGCGATGGAGGAAGAACGGAAGACCATCAGCGACGACATCAGGGATATGTACACCGAGGCCAAGGGCAACGGCTACGACGTCAAGGCGCTCCGCACCATCGTCCGGCTCCGCAAGATGGACGCCACCAAGCGGCAGGAAGCCGAGACCATCCTCGAAACCTACATGCAAGCGTTGGGGATGCTCTGAGAATGCGCCGACCATGGATGCCATGGTACATCGCTGACTACCTGGCTGACACGGCGCATCTCCGCGCCGCGCAGTCAGGGGCCTACCTGCATTTGATAATGCACTACTGGCAGCACGGCGGCGTCCCCGACAACAACGCACAACTGGCCGCTATCGCGCGGATGACAGACCCTGAGTGGAAGAAGGCGCGGCCGATCATCGAGCCGTTCTTTCAGATGCCGGGCTGGAAGCACAAGCGCGTCGAGGAAGAACTCGCCACGTTTCAGATCAAGTACGACCAACGCCTGACCGCGAGTAGGGCGGGCGTTGAAGCGAGAAGAAAGCTCTCGGTTGACCGAATGTTGACCGGACAGCAACCGTCCGATCAACCGCTCGGTCAACCGTCCGGTCAACCGAAAGATGACCGAACCGTTAACCAACCACAACCACAACCACAAGAAGATGGACGGGACGGACGCGCGGGCGACCCTGAGAAGCCAAAAACCAAGAAGCAAGGGCTCATCAGCGAAGAAGCTTTCGCGCTCTCAACGGAAGTCCTCGCCCTTATGGGAGTGGACCCACATCACCCAATTTCGGTAGCGGCGCCCTACAGCGTGCAGGGCTGGTTCAACGGTGGATGGCCGCGCGAAGCGATCGTCGCTGGCGTGCAGAAAGCCATGCAGAACAGGGGCGGAGACCCGCCAGGCACCCTGAAATACTTCGAGAAGGCAATCGCGCGTGCACACGCCGAGCTAACGCGCGTGCTGCCCGTGGTGAACATCGTCGCAGGCGAGACAACAACGGAGAGACCCAGTGGAAAAGCTCAAAGGCCCGGCGGAAGCCTCATCGCCTCCATCAAGGATGAACTCGCAAGGTCCATCGAAGAAGACAATCGTACTGCAAGGCATGGCGATCCTGTTCTCCGCATATCGGCTTGACCAGTACAGCGATCCGGAGGGGTTCAAGGTCAACATCGGTCTCGTGCTGGAACAGTACCCGATCGACACGATCAAGTTCGCCACAGACCCGCGCACAGGCGTCCAGCGGCGCCACGAATTTCCGCCGTCGGTCAAGAACGTCGTCGACGCCTGCGACCAACACATGCACGAGCAGGCCAAGGCGCATCGCTTCTCCAACTGGGGCAAGAGCAACGATCTGATGCTCGAAGGCCCGCAGGAGCCCAAGCCGACGCTCGAAGAACTCCACGAAAAATATGGGAAAGACTGGGGTCTCACAGATCCCGGTGGAGCGCGTGTTGGCACTGAAGCTAAGCCGGCGCCGTCATGGGATCACGTCGTCACGCAGATGCAAGCCGATCCAGCAACACTCGAACGACTGACAGGCGCGCTGATGACGCGCACCAAAAAATAATTCACGAACCTGTGGACGAGCGTTGGCGCAAATCAGCAAGACGTGCGCTTCGTAGTCTCACATCGAACGTAGCCTCGTCCCAACTTCAAAGGAACTCTCGATGAAGACGCAACCATATCTCGATCAAGAAACCCTCAAGGCATTGCTGCACTACAGCCCGGACACCGGCGTCTTCATATGGCTATGGAGGGCTGATGTCCCGCCGAACTGGAACGGGCGCTACGCCGGAAAGGTCGCCGGCTATGCGCGTGAATGTACCCGCGAAGAAGGGGCGGTGTATTGGTCCATAAAAATCTACGGCCATGCATTCAAGGCCCACCGCCTCGCAGTTCTCTACATGACCGGGGAGTGGCCCGAGACCATCGTCGATCATCACAATACTGACGGCCTCAATAACCGCTGGGACAACCTGCGCGACGCAAACAGGTCGCAGAACGGGGCGAACGCCAAGCTCTCCAAGGCAAATACCTCGGGGCTAAAGGGTGCGAGTTTTCATAAACGGGCGGGGAAATATCAGGCAGTAATCCGCGTGGGCGGTCGCCAAGCCTTTCTCGGCTATCACGACACCGCTGAAGCCGCCCACGCCGCTTATTGCGCGGCGGCAACCTCCATACACGGCGAATTCGCGAGGGCGGCATGAACATGCAACACGCTTCAGTAATGGTTGAGGGTAGGCCGCACCGCGGAGTGATCTGCACATGTAGGTGCGGCGTACTCAAATCCGTCGCGACCAACGACGTCAAGGGAGCGCCGAACGATCAGGAGGCGCTGGTCGAGAAGCTGGTAGCGCGCAAACTCGAAGACGCCGGATGGAAAGTGCTGAAGCGTAAGGACGGCCATAGCTGCCCTGGCTGCGTCGCGAAAGCAGATACATCGGCCCACGTCATCGTAAAGGATTTCAAGGACATGAAGCCGACCACCGTTCCCGTGCGCGCGTCCGACGAGCCGGTAGCCGAGCTCACCCGCGAGAACCGCCGCATCATCCTCGCCAAGCTGGAGGACGTCTACGTCGACGAGAAGACCGGATACTCGCCGGGCTGGACCGACGCGAAGGTGGCAAGCGATCTCGGCGTACCGAGGGTGTGGGTCAAGACGCTGCGCGCGGACAACTTCGGGCCCGAGGGCAACGAGGACATCCGCAAGGCGCTCGATGACGCCAAGGAACTCCTGGGCGATTGCGCCGTCCTCACGAAGCACACGAACGAGGTCATCACCCAGTTGACGGCGATGAACCGCCGCGCCGAGAAGATCGAGCGCACCATCATCGAGATCGAGAAGGGTCTCCGGGCATGAGTAAGCCCGTCATCAAGCGCCGGCCGCACGGGCCGATCAACCCGAGGTTCAGCCTGATGTTCTGGAGCAAGGTGCTCAATCGCGTGGTGATTTGCGAGCCGCGCCGGCCGGTCAAGAGCGCATGGATCGGCGACAAGGACACGCCGCCGCCGATCATCGAAGCCCTCCCGGGCTCGAGGTACGCAGATCAATTCTCAATGGCTCAATTCGAGAGGACATCAGCATGAACGGGACCAGCATCAACAACACCATCGACGCTTGCATCGCACACGCGCACCAGGCGATAGAGACCAACCTCGAAGACGAGAACGGCAACGAGGTAGGACTGTTCAAGGACGTCACAGCAGCCCTGACAGCGCTCAAGATCACGGATGGGCCGGAGATCAAGCAGGGGAGCGTCGTGAAACTCAATAGCGGCGGCAAGCCCATGACGGTCGAGAAGGTCTCGCTGTATCCGGCCAAGGGCGATCTGGCCGAGGTCACATGGTACGACGGGGAGACGAACGCATACAAGTACGACAAATTCCCGGTCAACATGCTCCGGGTGCTGCCGACACACGAGGAACGGCTCGCCAAAAACCGGGACAGCGGGACATTGGGACAAATCGCGCCCCTGTCCCAGAACAATTCCCAATCAGATGAATGCGTTGACGGCGATGTTGGGACAGCCGGGACAGTCGGGACAGGCACAAAGGCCGTCGGGACACGCGGTTGGGCAGACGCGGTTGTTGCCATCATCGGCATCATAGCGATTGCGGGCATCGCCTGGGTCTGCGGGGGAACCTTCCGATGAGCCGCGTCATCAACATGGTCGCATCCATCATCGCCGTGAGCCTGTTCGTCGTCGTGGTCCAAGTCTGGGCCACAAAGGCCGGCGCCCCGCAGCAGGTCTGGTTGTACTGCGACACGCTCGGATGGTGCGCCCCGACGCATCCGCCGTACTGCCCGCCCGATCCGAGGGAATGCGAATGAAAACCACGGTTTTGCCCTCATTTCGCACCGCAGCACGGAAAACCGAGCCCCAGAGAAGGTCGCACAGCGATTATTTCGGACTGCCCGCTACATCGGTACCCCCCGAATTCTCCGTTACAGCAAAGGACGCGAGATGAAGAAATCCGTCTGGAAGGTCATGGACGACATGAATACGGACACGCGAGGAACGCGCTCGCCGTCGCTCAAAACCTTGAAGCGACGTGAGAATAAGGCCGAGGTGCATCGCCTCGCGCTGCGATCGGCGAACGAAGCCGGCTACCGGCGCGGCAAGGACGAACAGGACCGCGACCTCAACACCCGCCACGACGCCGAGATCAACGTGCTGCGCAATCAGGTCGCCAGCATCGAGAGCGACACCGTCGCCACGATGGACCGCGAGCACACCAAAGGCTGGCTCGAACTCGTGGCCTACCAGAACAGAACCAACCCCGACAGCACCGTCATCATCATGTCGATGAGGGCCGTCAACGCCATCGCCCGCGAACTGACCCGGGCCTACGACAAGGAGAAGCAGTCGTGAACAAGACCGTCCCGCCCGACACCATCGTCGACGTCCGCGTGCGCCTACCGAACGGCATGAGGGTTGACACCGTGACAGCCAAGAGCACCGGCCCCGACACCGGCACTCATCATCTGATCCCGATCATCAGCTATCACAAGCCGCCCGATCCCAAGCCGACCTTCGAGGCCGGCAAGAGCTACCGGATGTCCGATGGCCGCACCGCCGGGCCGCTTGAAAACAGCCGGGTCCAACACGTCGGCTATCCCGCCCGCTATCCGCTGTGCGCGATGGTTGGTGGATGGCTCATGTCGTGGACGGCAGAAGGAAGCTGGACGCTATGCGGCCCCAGCCAGAACGACCTACTCCCGGGCGCGATCGAGGATGAGAAGGCCGTTGATCCGATCTGTGTGTTGCAGGGGCAGATCGATGCCCTGTCCGAGAACCAAGAGCGTCTACTCGATCGCATCAATTCCATGGAGCGCGCCCGCTCCGTCGCTATGGGCGTCAGCGACAAGATGAGCACGAAGCTCGACGCGCACGACGAGGCCATCGAGAAGGGCTTCGACGTCCGCATCTCGGTGCTGGAGCACAAGGCCGCAAGCCTCGAAGATCGCCTCGATCGCCATGCCATCGAGATCAGCAGCAAGGTCAACGCCCGCACCGAACCGCCCAAGCGCACCATCAAGGGCGGCTGGCTCAACGTGTACCCGGCCGGCGCCGGCTTCTATCTGTACCCGACCCGCGAGGAAGCTGACCTGCGGGCAAGCTCCCGCCGCGTCGCCTGCATCATGTTCCCCGACATCACCGAAGGAGAGGGTCTGTGCCCTGGGCTTCGAGTAACCGCGTCCCGTCCCAACCCCAACGAAAGCAGCAAATGAGCAAACTCGCAACGAAACCCCAAGTCCTCACCGTCAAGGGCGTTAAGGCCGCAGCCCGCAGGGCCTACAAGGCCCGGACGCTGACGGCGCAGCACCGCAGCCCGCGGGATCGCCAGTGTTTCTACGCGCTTGGTTGCTATCGCTGCCCCGTCGGCGCGGCGATGACTGACGCGACGCTCAAGTCCCTGATCGCGCACAAGACGCACCGCGCGACGTTTACCGCCAACTCGATGGCCTTCGATTATCTGGTCGATGAGAAGCTTGTCGAATGCCGCGGCAAGGACGAGCAGGACGCGATCTACGAAATCCAAGAGGCCCACGACACTTGGGCGAAGAAGGCTCGCGTGAACGCCAGACGGCCGGGGGCGAAGAAGGCCCGCACCGCTTTCCTCAAGCTCATCGCAGCATAAGGGTATCAAGTGAACGCACAGGCAATGTCGATCTCAGCCGTCAAACCGAAGCGCGAGAGCGGATCATCCCGCATGAAACGCAAGCGCGGCGGCGAGAACGTGGGGTGGAAGCGGGTCGTGGACAACCTCGACGACCTCGTGAGAGCGGTCGGGAGCGATCCCGGGATGGGCACGCCGGTCACGCGCTGGGTCTACTTCAAGCACCTGACCCCGACGCAGGGCATGGCGGCACGCCGCTACGCCGACATCATGCGCAGGTTCGACCGCTTCCACACCGACACCAAGTCCCGCACGGCGCGCGCGCAGAACTACGCTCTGGGCTCGGGTGGCGAGGATCAGGAGTTAGAGAGACGGGCGTCCGACGGCACCATGGATCAATACCTGGCCGACGCGCGCAAGGCCAAACGCCACTACAACAAGCTGGCCAAGGTCATCGCGCCGTTCCATGGGGCCAAGGAGATGCTCGACAACCTCTGCATTCTGGAGATCGAGCCGCCCGCCAACCATCGCGCATCCTGCGCAGCCGTCTTGTCGCTGGTCGCCAAGGCGTTCGGTATCGACGAACAGCACGGGAGGGGTTGATGTCCAAGCACATCGTTGGCCGCAGGGTCGAGGTCTACCAGACAGCGCAAGGCATCTACGGGCAACCGTGGATCGTCACCAGGCACACCGTCGCGACCGAGATGCACGCCACCAAGGGGTGGCGGACGGTCTCGCATCAAAGGAGCGTCAGCATGGTCGCAAAGTTGCCGTCCGTTGCCGACTGGCGCAAAGCGGCATCGACCACTTTCGAGCGCACCAAGCCGGCGAGGGACCGCGGCGTTCTCAACATGTCGCACACCTACGACCTGATGCGTAACCCGTGGCAGAGGCGCAACAACGGGGCCGAGGCGAGGCGTCTGGAGGAAGTGCAATGAACCGCACGCCCAGCCCGAAGGCCGATGCACAGCGCGCGCTCGGCGAGGCCACCAAGAAGCGCAAGAAGCTGATCCCCTACGCGGGCAAGGAGCACGGCGCCCGCGAAGACCTGATGGGCAACACCGCGAGCGGGAAGAAGAAGGTGAAGCCATGATCGATGACAGCCTGCCGGATGCAATCAACATGATCGACGGCAACCCAGCGATCGCCGTCGCGCTCGAACGACTGGTGCTGCCCGACCACAGCCTGATCGCGATACTCAAGAAGCGCGGCTTCAAGGTCTATCCGGAGAAGAGGGTCCGTATCTACTCGGCCGCGCAGATGATCGGCTACCAAGAACTCTGCCAACTGGACACCATCGGCAAGCGGTTTGAAATGATCGAACGCACGCACAGGCGCATGGCGATGGACATCGGAGTCGGGATATTCGAGGCCAATGCCTGCGTCCGATCGGCTCGCGATGATGCCAGGCACGGCAAGGAATTCAGGTCAGACGTCGCCGTGATCCTGCCGAGCGGCTTCGACTTTGAGAGCGAAATGTGGGGCATCCGATGATCGTCGCCATGGTCGAAGGCGCCACCCGCATCGTCGGCAAGCAGCAGGGTTTCATCGGCCTGCCGATCCGCGATGAACTCTGCGACGAAAAGAACCTCGGCAAGGTCCACACTATGCTCACGGCCTGGACGCCGACGCCGGCCGAGCTCGAAGCCCTCAACGCTGGGGCCAACGTCCACATCCGCCTGTTCTGTATGAACCTGCACCCGCCGATCATGGTCAGCGTCGGGCCGTTGCCCGGCGTCCTCGTATTCAAAGAAGGCGCACCCGCATGAGCGATATGATTGGTGACGTGCTGGCGGAGGCGGCCGACAGACTGAAGGGTGAAAAGTTTCACCCCGAAGATTTAGTTGATGTGGATGCGGCCTTCGCTCGGCATGGATTGCTGCGGCCCAGCGACGATATAGCCGAATGCAGCGCGGCGCTTTTAAGGATCATGGCTTCATGAGCGAACTGAACCACGAACTCGACCGCGACAACCTCAACAAGGAGACCAAGCAGGAAGCGCCGCAGTCGCCCAATGGTCAGCCTCCAGCGGTCCGCGAACCCGGCGATCCGGGGCCGCCCACCCGAAAGCTCGGCATCTACTTCGAGAAGATAAGCTGATGGCCGGTCTAACCGTAAAAGACACAAGGCTCGGTCGCGAGACCCTTCGCAACCAGTTCATCTCGACCGTCTACGACCTAGCCGACCTCAAGCCGGGCGAGGGTTACGACATGCGCCTGTTCAAGCACGGGGAAGAGATCACGCTCCGGTATGTCAAGACGGAGGGGGCGCGATGAAGATCAGCGAGAGGCTGCTCGACCTCGCCATCATCGACGGCATCGGTCGCCATGCCGCGAAGCGCCTCCCCATCACCCCCGACGAAATCCGGGCGTCGTTCAAGCGCCTCGAAGCCCGACTGACGGCCGAGGAAACCAAGAAGGAGAAAGCAAAACCATGAAGACCTGCAAAGACTGCCACAGCTACGTCACGATCGGCGAGGGCAAGAACGGCAAGGGCGAGACCGTCCAAGTCGGCAACTGCTTCCGATACCCGCCCGCCATACAGGTTTCAGGCGGCAGCGCCTATCCCGTTGTCGGCGCCACCGAGAGAGAATGCGGGGAATTCATCCTCGCAGCCAAACGAAAGACAGCCAAATGAACTACGACCAAGCCCTCCCGATCGCGGCCTCGAACGCGCCGGAACTGATCGTTCTGCCGCCGTTTGCAGAGCATCCGGACCTGTTCGCAGTCAAGAAGACCGTGGACGGCGCGCCGTTCTCGATCCATCTACCGACGTCGATCGACACCACCTTGGCGCCGGCCGACGCGCTCGCGACCGAGACCGAGATGCTGATCCACTCGCTCAACGAAGCGCGGAGGATGCTGTGACGTACCACGGCAAGGCCGAAGGTGGACCGATGGACGGGCAGCGTATCTCGCACGGGAACGGCGTGATGTACGTCAATGTGGTCGAGAACCCGCTGCCGCTGCCGCTTGGCGTCCTCGGCGCCGACTGCCCCGATAGCGTGACCTACCGGACTGGCTCGTACACCCACGATCGTCAGATCGAGAACGCCAAATGGGCGTGGAAGCTGCTCTGAAGGCGTGATACAACCCCGCCATGCGCAGCGCCAGCGACTTCGATAGCTACTACCGATCTCCTGATCCCTGGGCGATCGGCCGCGCATCGCGTCGGGACCGGGCGCTGTCAGCGATCATAGAGCCTCACGTCGCCGGCAAGTCCGTCCTGGAGCTCGGGTGCGGCGAGGGGCACTTGACCGCATCGGTCTTTCGGGGCGCCCGCAACATCAGGGGCGTCGACATCAGCCCCATCGCGGTATCGCGCGCGAGCGCCCTCTCGCTTCCGAACGCGACGTTCGAGGCGTCGGACTTTCTGAGCATCAGCTTTGCCGGCTACGACGTCGTAGCCGCCATCGAATGCCTCTATTACCTCTCGCCGAGCGAGCAGGAAGCGTTCTTCCGAAAGCTGGCGACCGAGCACGCGGGCAAGACCTTCATCCTCTCGGGGCCCATCATCGGCTCGAACGAGCATCGGACGTACTTCACTCACGGCGGGATCGAGGACACGTTCGCCAGGCACGGCATGTCGTGCATTGAGTGGCGCAACCTCAACGCCTATCGCAAGGCAGGCCCGCTCGCGACCGTCGCCGCGGCGCTTTGCCGGTTGAGTAGTCGCCTGCCGGCCGTCTTGCCCGAGCGGTTCGTCTATCAGCGGTGCTACGTCGCTCACTGATTTGGAGTGCGAAGAAAACGGTGGACCACGCAAATTAGAGTTGACATTGCGGTATGCTGGCTCTTGTAGCCGACTCGCAAATCACTTAGACCAAAAACACATGGCGGGATTGCCCGTCGAACAGTTCGGTGGAAATTGGGGTTCGACTCCCTATGGCCCAGGAGGTCATCGTCTAACTGAGATAGCTCAGCAGCAAGTAGGGTAGGACGCCACCGAAACCCCTAGTTCACCAAGCCCATCCACCCAGGAGGGTTACATGAGCCCCGGCGGGTAAAGCCGCAGACGGGCAGAACAACCGCAAGTCTCATTCTTTCTGCTTCCAGACCCCCGTCGCAGGTGCGAACTGCGGCGGGGTTTTCAATTCAGCGAGGCCATGTGATCTCGCCGGCCGGTGAAATGCCGGTCAACCAATTGCCCCAGTAGCTCAGTGGTAGAGCGGCTGTTTTGTAAACAGCGGGTCGGCAGTTCAACTCTGTCCTCGGGCTCCACAGTATCCTTGGCTCGACGCCACGGGGCGGTTCACAGTCGGTAGTTTCCGGCGCAAGCTCTGCCTGTGACGAGACGAACGCAGCGGTCGGTCGATCGACGGCCTTGCGGACCAAGGAGCGCTATATCTGACGTAGCTCAATGAGAGCACCCCGATCACCCGGAACCGTGAATAGCGGCAGGCATGAGGGGAGGTTGCTGGTCGAAGCGCGCGAACCCAGCCGTCAGATGCCAATTCACTCTAACGTCCCACGAGAAAGGGTCTCATGACCACCAAGGTAGTAATTGCATGTCCCGATCAGAGCCCATGGTCGGTTGACGTGTCCGTCGAGGATAAGGTCTTCGACTTCGCGACGCAGAAGCATACCGACGCCTGGAAGCAGGCGGACAGCTTCACGCTGAGGCCGACCGAGACCCGTGAGGTCCACGTCCATAGTTCCCGGCGCCTGGTGATCGAGGAAGCCAAGCGCTGATGTACGCCTTTCTGGTCGTCATCACGATCATCCTGCCGGGCGAGCGCAACAGCTTCAATATGCATTCGCGGGTCCAGTACGACCAGCATACCTGCAAAACAATGGGTGATGAGGCCGCTGCTCGTGCGTCCGGATACACCAAGGCGATGATGCCGTTCGCGATCGTCTTGACCGAGGCGAGTTGCACGCTCGTCGTAACGCGAAGAATATAGGCCCGTGACCGACGTCGAAGCCGTCAAGGCCGCCATCGTCAAGGCGGCCCGTGAGGGCGGCGTAGACCCGAAGTACGCGCTGGCGATTGCCCAACGTGAGAGCGCCTTCAATCCGCAGGCGCGCGCGAGCAGGACCATCGCTGGTGTGTTTCAGATGCGCGGCGATCACCGGATGGCCTACGGCGCCGGCAACAGTGCCGATCCATACGCCCAGGCGAAGGCTTGGACCGGCTTCATCAAGGACGTAAAGGGCGAGATGGCGACCGTTCTCGGCCGTCAACCGACCGACGCTGAAGCATACGCCGGTCACCATTTCGGCGGCGCGCGCGCTGCGAGGATGATGGGCATGGACCCGCAGACGCCCGTCGACGCCGTGTTCACACCGAACGAGATGGCGCAAAACCCGCACTTTGCGAAGGCTGGCACCGTCGGCGCACTCAATCGGTCCGTCATGGCCGATGTCGAGAAGCGCGCCAAGACCTTCGATACCAGACCGCAGGTGCTACCGAGCAGCTACGGCGAGCCGGTCGAGACCGACACCAAGCCGCCATCATCCTACGGCGAACCAATTCAGACAGCAGCGACGTCCCCGCCCGCGAGTGTGCCGCCCGTAACTGAGCAGGCACCGCCGCAGTCCGGTGTGAGAAGGGACGCTCCACCGGCTGCGGCACCTATTCTACAGGCCGATGCGAGCGCAGGCCCGGCGACGATCCCGGCCGGCCTCACATGAAGAAGCCATCGGCAGCATTGGTCAGGGCGACGTGGGAGGCCACCGTCAACCCGAGCGCGCCCAAGGTCGTTGCGATCTTGGTGACGAAGGGCTTCGCCATAAACTACAAGGCCGTCCAACGGCTCAAGAAGAACAAATGGGCCGAGCCGAGCGTAAAGAAGGCCGAGAGGTCGCTGGTGGTCACAAAGAAAACGGCCCCCAAGAAACCGAAGACGCCTCCCACGAAGGAAGTGGTCGAGGCCGCCATGCAAGACGTGACCACCATGGTCGAGCGCCGGCTGGCGCGAATAGACGAGTTGTACCTCTGCACCGTTGCCGAAAATCAGGCGAGGATGCAGCAGGTTGGGTTGATTGCCGGGATCGTTGTGGGCGAAGAACTCGCCGCGATGATCGGGCCGTTGACCCTCCAGTCTCCGGGCGACGTTGCTAGATTGCTACACGCGATTACTGAGGCGTCGCAAGTCAAGCACGTCGGCGGAACGGATCAGGCCCCGCAGAACGGCGATCCCCGCGTCATTGAGGGCACGGTGAACAAGCCGACCCCGGTGCGTGATGCGATAGATCGTTTCAAGAAGTCCGCGGGAATGGTCGATTGAGTGCGAAAGCTAAAGGGCGGACGGTACTTAGAGGCGGCTGAAGCCGCTGATCCCGGCATTGGCGAGTTCATTACCGACTACCTGCCGTACCTCGACTTCAATCAGTGGATGAATTTCGTCCGCGAGGATGGCGACGAAATCAGCGACGCCGCTCGCGCGCTGCTCAATGCCAATGACAGGTTCTACCTGCTCACAGTCACGCTGCACCGGCAGGATGCCTGGCATCCATGGCTCTACGACCGCTGCCGCGAGGTTGAAGCGCAGCCCGATGGGCGCCTCGATCTGTGGGCGCGGTATCACTACAAGTCGTCGATCGGGACGTTCGCCGGGATCATTCAGGAGGTCATCATTGACCCCGAGATCACGGTCGCGATCCTGTCCTGCACCGGCGACGTGGCAAAGCCGTTTCTCCTGCAAATCCAACAGGAGTTGGAGAACAACGATGATCTGAAGCGCATCCACTCGGATGTGTTCTGGAAACATCCCCGCAAGGAGGCGCCGCGCTGGTCGCGTGAAGAAGGTCTCGTCGTCAAGCGCAGGGGTAACCCGCGAGAAGCGACGGTCGAGGCCCACGGCATCATCGACGCGATGCCAACCGGCAAGCACTTCCGGCTTCTGGACTATGACGATCTCGTCACCGAGAAGTTGGTCGGCAACCCCGACATGATTAAGAAGGTGACGGAACGGTGGGAACTGTCCGACAACCTCGGGCAGTTGGGCGGCACCCGCAAATGGCATTGGGGCACGCGATACTCGTTCGGCGACAGCTACGGCATCATGCTGGAGCGCAAGACGCTGAAGGAGCGGCGATACCCGGCAACACATGACGGCACGCTCAAGGGCAAGCCGATCCTGATGACCGACAAGCGTTGGAACGAGGTCAAGCTCACCCAGCGGTCGACGGTATCGGCTCAGATGCTTCTGAACCCGACGTCATCGAACGAAGCAACATTCACCGCGACGTCGTTCCGGCACTACGAAGTGCTGCCGTCGGTGATGAACGTCTACATCCTCTGCGACCCGTCGAAGGGGCGCACGCAACGCTCGGACCGCACCGCGATCGCCGTCATCGGTATCGACCAGGGCGGCAACAAGTACCTGATCGACGGCTACCGGCACCGGATGAAGCTCTCCGAGCGGTGGCAGAAGATCAAGCAGCTTGAGGCCAAGTGGACCAACCATCCCGGCGTCCAGATGTGCCGCGTCGGCTACGAGCAGTACGGGATGCAGAGTGACCTCGAAGTCATTCAGGAATTGCAGGAAAAAGAGAACCGGCAGTTCCAGATCGACGAACTTGGGTCCACCAAGGACGGCAAGCACTCGAAGAACGACCGCATCGAACGGCTCGAACCCGACATGGGCAAGGGCCTGTTTCATCTGCCGGCCGTTGTCTACCACCCGGACTACGGCGGGCTGCAAGGCAAGTCGTCGCTCTGGGAAGTCTGGAGCGCCGAGAACCAGAAGCTCGCGGAAGACGCCGGGCAAATAGATAACCCGGCCGTCGGGACCATCATCTACCGCCCGATGGTGGACTTCACCAAGGCCCAGCGCGGCCTTGCAGCGTCTGGGGCCCGCCACCGCATCGTCACCGCGCTCAAGCGCCGCGACGAAACCGGCGACGTCTACGACCTGACCCGCGCCTTTATCGAGGAAGCGGTCTTCCATCCCTTCGCGCCGCACGACGATCTGATCGACGCTTGCTCGCGCATCTACGACATGGAGCCCAAGGCTCCGATCATGTTCGAGTCGCGCGCCGCCGAGGCTCGCGTCTACGCCGACAGCTAATGACCACCCGACACGATGAGATGCGCTTCTACGCAGCGCGCCGCGATCTATCGGCCGCGATGCTCCAGTTGAGCCGAGAAGCCCGCCAGTCCCGCAACAAAAAGGTTCGTCCAATGTCCATCACCGGCGCAAGCCATCTGTCCAGCTCCATCAAAGACATGATCGCCCAGGCGAAAGCTCGCGTGGCAGACGCCCACTCCAAGATCGGCGATGCGGTCGATAACCTCGGTAGCGCCGCTGGTCAGGCGGAGAAGATCGCCGCCGCGATCAACGCGGAGGCCGACGATCTGATGTCAGGTATCGGGCAGTTCAGCAACGGCGGGCCGGCGCTGACTGACCCGGCTCCGACGCCGCTACCGCCCGTGACGATCACCCTCGCTGCCGCCCAGGCGCAGGGAGAGCCAAAAAAAAATGAAGGTTCTCTCTGAAATCCCGCGCTCCCTACAGGGGCGCGGTCACAACCAGTGCTGGCCGATCGAGTGCGGTTGCGGCGAGACGTTCCTGTTCCCTGCCGATCGTGGGCGCACCGTGACGTGCCCGACCTGCAAGACCAAATGCGTTTTCACTGAAGACGACGCGCTGCTCGACACCAGCCACAACGGGCAGGCCGTCTGATGGCGCAGACACCCACCACCAAGGTCGTGACGCGCATCACGCCCTTCAAATCGTTCGTGCTCAAGGCCGATCCCGACTTCGAGCACGCCAAGCGCAACGAGCCTTTCTACGAATTCACCGGCCACACCTTCACCGGAGACAACTCCAAGAAGGGGCCATACGCACCATGAGGACGACCCATGTTTGATCCCATCCAAGCTCCCGATGTCCACCGCGGTCCCGCGACAGGCCATACGTCTGAATTCGGCACCACTTGGCAGGAGTGCGTCAGCCGCATCAACGGCGCCTTCAAGACACTGTTCGAGCGCAGCGCCGATCCCGCAACCGGCGTCCCAGCGGATTTCGTGGCGGCCCTCGAAGCCCGCTTTGAGCACGCCGAGGACGCTCTGAGCGACGCGCTGTTCAAGATCGACGCGCTCGAAGCGAAGCTCGAAGGCTTCATGAACCAGGCCCCGACCACGACCGAGCCGCCGCCCGCACCCGATGTCATCGATACAGTCGATGTCGTCGCTCAACCGCTCCCGGTCGATCCCGCCGCCTGATGTCCCACGATCGTTCGGACCAGCCGGTCCTGCTCCGCTCCGATGGTATCGAGGCGTGGCGCGGGCCGAAGCTGCATGTCCAGAAGCACTACCAGCCGCCGCTCGATGGCTTGATCGATGACCGCAAGGGCCTCGATCAGACCATGGCCGACGACATTCAGGAGATTTTGCAGAGGCAGTTCCCCGGTTATCCGTGGAAAGCCGTCTGCGACAGCAAGCAGGGCATCGTCTATTTCTCGATCCCGCTCCTGATGGGCGAGACCTTGAAGTGGGTCATCCGCCTCGCGGAGTGGACCGATCTCAATCCGAAGCTCATCATCGACGGAGGGGGTGAGGTTCTGGAACGTCTTGGCCTTCGCCGCGGCCTCATCAGCCTCGGGGAATTCCACGACATCCAGAAGAACAAGCATCTCGCAGACTTCGCGGACGCCCGATAAGTGCTTCGCTTCACGCCGCCTGGTGAAGACGGCCTCGATGATCCGATGCCGGTCGGCAAAGACCTGTACCAGCAAGCGTCCGACGCCGCGACCGGCGACGCCGCACGCGAGGACTTGGATGGCGAGGAAGAAGACTTCGACGCCAAGCCGAGCGACGACGACTTCCTGAAAATGGTCGTCGAGAGCGAGGCGCAAGCCGCTCTCTACCAGTCTCAGGTCAACCGAAAATCGTGGTCCCGCGTCTACCGGGCGTTCCATCAGGAGCACTTCGTAGGCTCGAAATACACCACGGGCGACTACAAGAACCGCTCCAAGCTGTTCATTCCGAAGACCCGGGGCGCCATCCGCAAGGACATGGCGGCCGTCGCGGCTTCGCTGTTCGGATCAGTGGACGCCATCAGCACGTCGCCTGGCGACGAAGGCGACGCTGGACAGCGCGCGTCGGCCGATCTGATGCAGGCGCTGGTCAACTATCGAACCGGACGATCGTCCGGCAAGGCCGCGCTGCCATGGTTTCACGTCGCGATGGGCGCGCGGCAGACGTCGATGCTGACCGGTATCTGCCTCTCCAAGCAGTATTGGAAGCTGGAGGTCAAGAAGCACGGCACCGAGAAGTTTAGGGACGACCCGGCCGACGAAGCCGAAGTCGAGAAAGTGCGCGACGTCTACAAGCCGATCGTTGACCGTCCCGACGTCATGCTGTTCCCGCCGGAGAATTTTACCATCGACCCGGCCGCGGACTGGACCAACCCCGCGCAGGACGCGGCGTATCTGCATCTCAAGTTCCCGATGCGGATCGACGAGATCAGGCGCAAACAGGCTGACCCGCGCAACCCTTGGAAGGCCCTGTCCGTCACCGACCTGAAGGCCGTCGCGGCATCAGCCCGGGCCGACATGGAAGCCATCCGGCGCGCGCGCGAGCAGGGGCTCGACCGCTACGATGAGACCCAGACAGGCAAGACGTTCGACGTCATCTGGGTCTACGAGAGCTTCATTCGCACCGCCGGCGAGGACTGGACGTTCCTGTCCGTCGGCGGCAGGCATCTTCTGACCGACCCTCGGCCGACAGAAGAAGTCTACCCCGAACAATTCGGGGAGCGCCCGGTCGCTCTCGGCTACGGCGCCTTCGAGGCGTTCCGCATCTTCCCGATGTCGCCGGCCGAAAGCTGGCAGATGCTCCAGCAGCAGGGTAACGACCTGCAAAATCTGACGCTCGACGCGGTGAAGCAGTCCGTGATGCCCGTCGCCAAGGTTGTTCGAGGGCGGCAAGTGGACCTTGAGGCGCTGAAGAAGCGCGGCCAGGGCACCGCTATCATGGTGAACTCGCCCGAAGACGTGACGTGGGATCGCCCGCCTGACATCGGAGCGGCGGTCGAGAACCTCAAGAAGGAGATCGACCTCGACTTCGACGACATCGCGGGCCAGCAGAATTACGGCACCGTCTCGCAGTCCAATTCAGTCGGCAAGACGCTTGGCGGCCTCAAGCTCGCCGCCGGCGCGGCCAACTCGGTGCAGGAATTCGACATTCGCATCTGGATCGAGACCTACGTCGAGAAGGTGCTCGCCCAACTCGTTCGCCTGGAGCAGTTCTACGAGAGCGACAAGATCATTCTCGGCATCTGCGGCAACAAGGCCAAGCTGCTCCAGAAGCACGGCATCAACGAGATCACCGACGAGCTTCTGGAGAACGAAGTCACCATCGCCTGCAACGTGGGCTTGGGCTCCGGCGACCCGGCGCAGCGTCTTGCGAAGCTGCAAGACGCGGTAAGCGTCGTCACCCCAATCCTTCAGCAGTCAAAGGACTTCCAGTCCGGCAAGCGCGAGATCAACGCGGAAGCCTTCATCACGGAAGTCTTTGGCGCGGTCGGCTATCGCGATGGCGGGGCTCGCTTCTTTCAGGATGGCACGCCAGCGCCGAACGCGATGGCTCCGCTCGAACAGGACAAGCTCAAGTCCGAAGCCGAGCTCAATCGCGCTCGCGGCAAGAACGTCATTCTCACGGGTCTCGCGGCTGCGGCCAAGGTCGGTCTCGGCCAACGGGAGATCGAGGACCAGGCGGTCAACGATCAGTTCCAGCAGCATCTGGATCACGTCGATCAAGTCGGCCGCGCGCAGGACATGGGGCATCAGCACGGTTCGGCAATCGCGGGCGCCAAGAATGCCGCGCAAGGTCTCAACCCTGACGGCTCGCCGATCCAGGCACCGGGAGCGGATGGCAAGCCCGGCGTCCCGCAAGACCCGGCGCAGGCCGCGACGAAGGGCCTTGTGCCCGGAGCAACCAACGTCGGCGCCGGCAATGACGGGCTGACCCCGACGGAGATCGGCTCTCACGGCGTACCCGCCGCGGACGCCGGCCAACAGCAAGTCGCCGATCAGGCGAGCGAACAACAGAACCTCGAAACCGCTTTGAAGAAGCCGAAGTCCCGCACGGTCACGATCGCCAGTCGCGGCGCCGATGGCCGGGCTTCTTCATTCCACATCCAAGACCACTGAAAGGAAGTCCCGTGCAGATCATGATTACCAACAACGGACCTCATCCCGCCGACAAGTGGGCCGAGGTCTCCACCAACGCCATCCTCGGCCTCGTCCTGATCGCCGACGACGCGACCAGCGACGCGGCAAGCAGGGCCCGTCTTGCGAAGATGGAGTTGATGCCGAAGCTTTATTTGGCCCTGACTGAACAGCACGCCGCGGTGCAGGCCTCCGAGCGCGGCAAGCTCTCGGGCACCAAGGGCTACGCCAAGTCCGAGATCGATCCGGTCCCGCACGTCGACGGCGCGCTCGCGGCCGTCAACGCCATCATGGCCGCAAGCATGTTCGCAGATCACTTCGCCACCCCAGACGTGCAGGACACTATCTCTAACATCCTCGCCCAGCACTTCGGGGACTCCATGAACATCGAACGCGGCTACCACGCCGACAGCAAGGGAACCTAACCTATGGCCGGCATTACCACCGCGATGCTTGCTTCCTTCAAGCGAGACCTGTTCAACGGCGCCCACCATTTCAGCCAGTCGCGCACCTTCACCGCGACCGGTACTTCCACGGCGACGTGGACCGCGGTCTCCGCGCTGACCGGCATCTATGTCGGCTGCGCGCTGTCCGGCACCAACATTGCGGCGAGTACGTTCGTCTCGCGCATCCTGTCCTCGACCTCGATCCAGACCAACATCGCCTCGACCGGCGCGCTCGGCACCGTCACCGTGGTTGGCGACATCTTCAAGATGGCGCTCATCAAGGTGACGCCGACCGGCACTTATTCGGCCGCCTCGACCAACTACACCGACGTCACCGGCAACGCCGATGAAATCACCGGCACCGGCTATGTCGCTGGCGGCACCGCGCTGACCAACGTCGATCCGTCGGCATCCTCGCCCTCGGCCATCGCATCGTTCTCGCCCAACCCGTCTTGGACCACGGCGACGTTCTCGACCACGGGCTGCATGATCTACAACACCATCCAGAACGGTCCGATCGCGACCTTGGGTGTTTCCGTCCACGACTTCGGCGGCACGCAGACGGTCTCTGCCGGCACCTTCACCGTCGTCATGCCAGTGGCGGCGGTCGGAACCGCGGTGTTGCAGATCACCTGATGGCGAGCCTCGCCCTCGGAGTCAAATTTACCCCGGCATCGACCGGCGCTGGGAGCTTTGTCTATTCCGCGGCCGTCGCCGGCTTCATGGCGCCGTCGGCCTATCCGATGGTGAACGGCAAGACTTACCGATACCGCGCCGAAAGCGCCGACCTCTCACAGTGGGAGTTTGGTTCTGGCGTCTGGACGTCGGGGACGGGCACGTTGACGCGCGTTGTTTCGTTCTCGTCGACGGGAGGAACGGTTTCGTTCTCGACTATCCCGCAAGTTGGCATCACGGTTTTTCCGGGCGACGTACTGCTGTTCGATGATGTGATGACGCTGACGGCGGCGCAGCAGGCGCAGGCCCGCGCAAACATCGGTGCCGACGACGCTGTAACCGTCAAGGGGTATGGCGCCTCGGGCTCGGCGCAGACGACGACAGGGACGATTGGCGCAGCGTCTAACGCTCTAACGCTCGCAAGCGCGCTCGACTTTGCCAACAATCAAGGGATTTTGGTTTTTGGCGCCGGAGCCTCGCCGACGGTCGGCGCTCCAACCCTTACTGCGGTCGCTCCGATCAACACCACGGGGGCGACGACCTACGCATATAAAATTGCAAGCCTCGATAATCAGGGCGGCCTGACAGCGGCCACCGCCGCGACCACGATCGCGACCGGCTTCGCCACGCTCGGAACCTACCTGTCTGGGACCTCTGGCATCGCCATGAACCAGATCACCTGGACCGTTGGCACGGGTACGCCGCTGGCAACGGTGGTTTGGCGCAGCACCAGCGGCGGCGCCTACGTTCTCCTGGGGTGCTTTCTCGGGACCAGCATTTTCGACACAGGGATACCGACGCAGACGATTGTTGGCATCCCCACGACGCCGCCAGCAAGCGCCGTGCCCGGATGGCTGGCTACCACGATCTCGTCGGGCGCCGGCACGACGGCACTCACGCTCGCGGCCAACGCGACCACCGCGGCTGCTGGAGCGCTTGTTCAACACGACGACACCGCCGCAATCAATACAGCGATGGCGGCGAATGTCGCCCTTGCATTTCCGGCCGGAACCTACAACGTTCGCGGGCTGCAAATACCCTCGACGGTCCAAAGCGTGACGGGAGCAGGGGCCGGGACGTCTGCCATAGTATCGTTTGCGCAGACTTCGGACGGTCTTGTCACCGGTGTATCGGCGGCGATGGGTGGGACTATCCGCTTCTCGATGTCGGGAATGAAAATCGTCGCGGCCAACTCAATGGCTTACGATGGGTTCACGCTTTCTGCCAGCGGCAAGGCAGTTATTTTCGGCAACGAATTTGCTGGCGCTCGCGCGCTGCGGGTCGTGTCGTGCAGCAATCCGACCATCATCGGCAACCTGATCTCAGGTTGGTGGAATGTTGGCATCTTTAGTGACGCTAATGCTGAGACGCTAATCAGCGGCAATGCTGTCACGGCGATTTCCGGTCAGGTCGGAGCCGTTGCTCTAACGGCCACGCCGACCGGCAGCGGGTATATGTGGGGGGCCGGCATCAATTGCCTTGGCGGGTTTGGCGAGACTATTTCCTCCAATTTGGTGTTTCTATTCGGAGGATCGTGGGGCATTTCGGTGCAGGACAGTGGCGGCGTAATAACCAATAACGTCATCAAGTATTCCGGCCGGGAGGCGATCGTTGCAGGCGGAGCCACCGGGCCGAACTTCAAGGTTCATGGCAACTATTGCTATTGGAACGTAGCCGGGAACGGCAACACGTCCTGTTACGACTTCGGGATGTCGATGGCCGATGATGGTGTTCACGCCATCGCAGATGGCGATGTAAGCGGTAATACCTTTACCAATAGCGGTTTTTCGTCGATCGCTATATTCGGCAGTGGCGCGGGCGCGACATACACCAATGTCACCATTGGCGGAAACACGATCGTCGGCTCTAACCAGCTTGCCGCCCATACGTCCGGCATCGAATTGTCCGGCAGCAACGTGTCCGGCATTTTGGTGGACACGAATTCGTTTCTGTCACCCGGCGCCAACATGACCTTTGCGGTGGCCGAAGTGAACGGCGGCAACGGGATGCCAAACGGGAACACCATCAACACACAGATGGGGTCGGCCGGCACGTCCGGTCTGGTCAGCATAAGCGGCGCGACAAGCGTTTATACTGACGGTTTCGTTGCCTTCACGCCAACTATTGTCTGCGGTCAGGCAACCGGGACTGCGGTGGGCACAGCGGCTGCGCGCTACCGCACCAAGGGCAAAAAAGTAGAAATAACGATCGATGTCTCGATTTCAGGGACGTTCACGGGCGGATCGCTTACAAGTGTGTCGCTGCCGTTCCCGTCCCTGAACGCTACATCATTTTGGGTTTTGCCGGGGCGCGAGTCCGCCACTACAGGTGCAGTGTGGATGGGCACCGTGGTAGCGAACGCCTCAACGATGGTCGCAACGAACTACATCAACTCGGCGACGATCGTGACCGGCCAAAGGATTACCTTTACCGGCTGGTATGAGCGCGCCTGACGTGGCGCTTCTAAGCCATGTTCTTTGACGCATTCGGCAGGTTTGCCCTCGGGCAGATCAGCGCCAATGCTGGCGTGCAGGCCACGCAAGCGGCAGGCGTTGGCATCGCGCGATCGGTCACACCCTCTCCGTCCAAAACTACGGGGCAAGCGGCAGGCGCGGGAGTTGCCCGAGGTCTAACCGTCATCGACGCGGGGGCGCCGACGCAAGCCGCTGGTGTCGGCGTTGCTGGAGTTCTGACACCGAGCGTACAGGTCGTCACGCTCGCAAGCGCGATCGGCACCGGCGTCGCAAAGGCAATCGCTCCCGGTCTTCTCACGGGCGTCTCGGGTACGGGCGTCGCTCGCGGCCCCACGCCGGCCGTCACGGCCACGCTGGCGCAGGCATCAGGAACGGGTGTTGCTCACGCTGCCACGGCAGCGCCTGGAGGCAACGCGGCGCAGGCAATTGGAACTGGACTTGCGAGGGGACTGGTCGCCAATCCTGCGGCGGCGATCAGTCAGGCCGCAGGTGCAGGTGTTGCGCGAGGTCTTGTTGCGAGCCAAACGGTCTCAGTTTCAGTCTCGCAGGCGGCGGGAACCGGCATCGTCGGCACGCTGTCAGGACAGGTTTTCGGGTTCACCTTTGCGGGCGTCTCCGGCACGGGTCTTGCGCGATCGGTTGTCGCCAATCCCGCGGCGGTACTGGCGCAAGCCGCTGGCGTTGGCGTTACCGGCGCGGTTGTCGCGGCAGTCTCTGTTGGCATCCCGCAAGCGGCGGGCATAGGCATCGTCGGCACGCCGACCATCGCGCTCTCGTCGAACCCGCCGATCACGCAAGCGGCAGGCGTTGGCATCGCGCGATCGGTCACACCGCAGCCGGGCGCGGTCATCTCCGGCGCCGTTGGCGTCGGTCTTGCGCGCGGACCGTCGAGTTACACGGTCACGGTTGTGCTGGCTCCCGCGGTCGGCATCGGCGTTGCCGGTATGGTCGGACAGGTTCCGTCACAGAACGTGGCGATTTTCGGAGTGGCTGGCGTCGGCGTTGCCAACTGGCTCGGTCCAAATCGCATCAACGTCTCCGTCACGCTGGCACAGGCCGCCGGCATCGGCGTTGCTGGTTTGCTCCAAACGGTCATCTCGGGCGGCGGCGGTCGCAAGCGCGGCCTTGAGCCGGTCGGAAAGCGCCCGCGCAAGCCGGAGCCGGTCAAGCCAAAGATCGTTCTGCCGCCTTCGCTCCGGATCGAGACGTTCCTCGCCCCGCGCGAAACGTCGCCGATCGACCACGTTGAATACGCCGAGCGCGATCTGCGCGGCATCGAAGCCAGCATCCACGAAGCAATGGACGCGACCGACATTGAGCACATGCTGCGGCACCTCGATGACGAAGACGAACGTCAGCGCCAGGACGAAGCCGACATCGCCGACATCACGGCGATGCTGGAGCTAACCGACTAACCGAAAGTCCCACATGACACCCGAAGCAATGGAACGGCTCGCTTATCAGCGGGCCGTTTCGGTTTCCATTGAGCTTGAAGCCCAACTCGACAAGGGGCCGACGTTCCAGCCGATCAAGGCGATCCTCGGCAAGGCAAAGATCGAGGCGACCGCCGCGATGGTCGGCCTGGTGATGATCGACCCGACCGAGATTGAAAAGGTTCGCGGATTTCAAAACGAAGTCCGCCGATACGACGACCTCGTGCGCTGGTGCGCCGAGATCATCGAAGAAGGCCGCGCTGCGGAAGTCTACTTCCGTGAGCAGGACGCCGACGAGTTCGCAGAAATCTTAACCACCGATGAAGGGCGCCAGGAAGCTGAAGCGTTCGGCATCCACCCACAGGATCACGACGCATGAATATGACCAAAGACGAACAGATGGCCGAAGCCAACGCCCGGGCTGAAGCCGCTGGAACCGTCCCCGGTGATGAGATCGTCTCCGACATCAACGACGCGACCGGCGAAGAAGGCGATAACGGCAGTCCGCAGCCGCGCGTCACCGAAGACGATGACAGCCCCGCCCGTCCCAAGCCGATCCACATGTCTCCTGCCGATCAGGCGCGTCTCGACATGGCGAAGCGCTTCCGTCGCCAGAGCGTCGAGGACGACGTGCCGTTCAACGGCAATATGAACGATCCGGAGATGCTCTACGGCAAGGCTGGCCGCGAGCAGCTTGAGCCCGAGCCCGACGCGCCTGACCTTTTGGTCCCGGATGTGAAGGCTGTTATCCAGCCCGACGCGCCGAAGACCCGCACCGTGACGGTGCGCGGCAAGGCCGTCGAGATGACGGACGACCAAATTCTCGCCGCGGCCCAGAAGAACCTGGCTGCGGACAGCTACCTCGACGAGGCCCGTGACCTCCTTCAGGAAGCAAAACAGATCAAGGCCGAGCGTGCAGGCCGTGACCCTCAACACCCCGAGGGTCAGAACTCGCGCACGCAGAACGACGGACAGGACATCGATCCCGACGAGGCTCGTCAACACCCCGACGAACTCGAAGAAGCGATCGAGCAAATCCAGTTCGGCGACCCGAAAGAGGCGGCGGCCAAAATCCGGAAGGTCATGAAGACCGTCTCGGAACAGGAAGCCGATGAAGGCCAGATGCGGCGGCTCGTGAAGAACGACATCGCCCGCGTCCAAACGGTCCTGAAAACCTTCTCGGACGCAAACCCCGAAATCGCCAACGATCCGATCGCGGCACAGGCCATAGAGCAGTTCGTCTATCGCCTGACCCGAGCGGAAATCGAAAAGCTCGGCGATGTTGATGCATCGAAAATCCCTCAGAACCCCGCAGAGCTTGCCAACTGGCATCGCTTCTACCGGATCAATGGCCGCTCAGTATCGACCGCCGAAGCCCTCTTGGAGGGCGCGAAGGGCGAATACTTGAAGTGGAAAGGCGTTTCCGAGCAGCCCAAACCGCCAGCAGCCAAGGTCGCCCCCCGCGTTGTCGTCAACGTGGATCGCACCGAGCGCCGAGCAGCAATGCCCACCCAGCCCACGCGCAGTATGGCGCCGCGTCCTGATGCTCAAGCACGTCCGACCGAAGGTCGCTCGCGCTCGGAGACCATCATGAAGATGCGCCAGCAGCGCGGACAGACGGTCGCTTAAAGCGACCTCTCCCACACATCACCATAAGGAATACCGAAAATGGCAGGCCAGTCTTGGGCTGTACCAGCGGAAGGCGGATTCATGTACTCGGACGAGTTGTCCGACGTGCTTCGTCAGCAGGTCCAGCCGCTCACCAAATTCCGGCAGCTTTGCGACGCGCAGGACGGCTCCGAAAAGGGCCTGAACCGCGGCGACAAGTTCAACTGGAACGTCTACGGCATCATCAATTCGCAGGGCCGTCGGCTCGGCGAAGTGACGTCGATGCCCGAGGGCGGCTTCTCCGTCATCCAGCATCAGTTGACCGTGTTCGAGGCGGGTAACTCCGTTCCGTACACCGGCAAGCTGACCGACATGGCGAAGCACGAAGTCGTGTCGATCATCGACAAGACGCTGAAGGACGATGCTCGCAAGTATTTTGACATAGAAGCGTACTTGCAGATGAAGTCGACGCCGCTGCGCGCGAGCGCGAGCTCGGCCCAGGTGACGTCGATCACCCTCGACACCAACGGCATCGCGTCGCAGCCCAACAACATCGCGTTGGGCACCGGCCACGTCAAGGCGCTGGGCGACGCCATGAAGGAGCGCAACATCCCTCCGTATGTGGCGGATGACTACCTCTCCATCAGCCACCCCACCACCTATCGCGGGTTCAAGAACACCCTCGAAACGGTCCACCAGTACACGGAGACCGGCCTTGCCCACATCTTCAACGGCGAGATCGGGCGCTACGAGTCGTTCCGGTTCATCGAGCAGACCTTCATCCCGAAGGGCGGCGCGGGCAACTCGACGACCTACGACCCGTGGAGCGGCACCGCTGCTCCGTGGTCCAACGCGCTGTCCTCGTGGGCTCTGTTCATGGGCGGCGACACCGTTACCGAGGCGGTCTGCGTGCCGGAGGAAATCCGCGCGAAAATCCCCGGTGACTACGGCCGCTCCCGCGGCATCGCCTGGTACTACCTCGGTGGTTTCGGTCTCGTGCATCCCGATGCGCTCAACGCGCGCGTCGTGATGTGGGACTCGCAGACCTAACGCTCAAGGGAAAGGAACAACAGCCATGAGCTACGATACCCCGCAGCGTGAAGTCTACGTCATCCCTTCTTCGGCCTTCGGTGCAGCCACCGAGTCGGTGAAGTTCGTCGGACCGCCCGGTAAAACGGGACTGGTCCGCGACATCGCGGTGGAGGTCACCGCCTCGATGGTCGGCACCACCACCGTACCGGAAGTGCAGGTAGGCACCGCGCAGGCGGACTTCACCTACGCGCGCTTCCGCCTCGGCACCACGCTGATCCTCGGCTACCTGACCGGCGTTTCGGTCCGAGCCCGCTCGCTCTGCGCCATCGCGCAGGGCGCCACGGGTTCTTTGCCGCCGGCGCTGAACGACTTCGCGAGCCACGTCGCTCTCGAAACCGCCCGGCTTCCCGCGGACACCCCGTTCTTCATCTCTGGCGTTCTCGGTGTTGGCGGCGCTCCCGCCGGCACCGCGCGCCGCGAAGTGACGATCGACTGGTACTGAGCAACCCGATGCCCGGGTCTAACCCGGGCATCTCCTTTTGAAAGGGGAGAACATGCATCTACAGCCGAACCCCTACATCCGGCCGTATTGCCTCACGCCCGCAAACCCGCTGCCCGAGAACGCGAAGTCCTTGGACACAGGGGACGCCGGGAAGGACGGCTACACGGTCCTGTCACGCGCAAGCCGCGAGAGCGCATTGCGACCCAACGTCGGCGGAGAGGGGGATTACTACGCCCCCTTGCCGAGCCCTTTTCCCTTCAACATTCAAGGAACTTACTAATGGCGAGCGGCACCAAAAGCGGCGGCGTCTTCACCGGCAACCCGATGGGCGATAGCCCGTCCGCCGGTATCAAGACGTCCAAAGTCGGGCACGGGCAGGCCATCAAGTCTGCCTACCCGCAGGACAACGTACACGGCTACGACATGCCCAACACCACGGGCGGCAAGATGGGCGGCGGCGACACATACCTCGGGCACTCGCTCAAGGGCGCGGCGGCTGTTCAAGAGCCGAACGTAGGCAACAGGGACGGCGTGTAATGCAGTCCGGTCCGCAACTGCGAATGGACGGTAGCAAATACTTTTCTACCGTCCATGGAGAGCGCCCCCCAGGCGATCCCCTTCAGCACGTCCATTTCTATCAGGATGGACTCCCCTTCGACGCCGGCCGGCTGTTGCTGACCGAGATGATCGAGAACGACGAGCGTCTCAAGGCTCTGGCGGCCAAGAAGCTCTCACGCCAAAAGAAACAGGTTGTCGCGGTTGTCGAGACTGATGACGACGGCGACCACACCCCGCAGGACGTCGACGACGATGAAGACGACAACGATAGCGACGTCAATCTGGAGATGTGGCTGACCGGAGACGTCAAGTACATCTTCGCCAAAATCCGCGCCACCATCGCCGATCGCTACCAGAAGCGCGGCATCAACAGCATCGACAACGCGGTCGTGTTCTTGGTCATCGAGCAGAAAGTCGTTCCGGTTGAGCGTCTCTGCGCGGAGTTCAAGGAAATCATCAAAAAGGCCACCGCCTGATGCCGATGACCCACGCGACCCTGACGGCCTCGAAAGGGTCGCCAGGGTCGATCGCCAATTGGGTCGGCTACGGCAAGCTCGATATCGGAACGATCCTCGATGAAGCGCAGTCGCTCATCTATTCGGTGCTGCGTTGCCGGGAAATGCGGACATCGTGGACCTACGGCGCGGCCGTGGGCCAGTGCTCGGTCGCCCTGCCGGCTCGCTTCCTCGATCCGATGGGGCGGCTTTACAATGTCACCGACGGGATGTGGCTCGGCCACAAGCTCGAAAGCGATATTTTCGCGGCGCGCAATTACGACAACACGATCGCGGGAACCTTCGCGGCCAACCCCTTCACGACCGCGATCGGCCTCTCGACCGTCAACGTGCTCAAGACCGCGCACGGCATCAATCAGGGCTCGACCATCACCATCGCGGGCGCAACGCTGGTCGACGTGTTCACGCTCAATGGCACGTTCCCGGTCTCCGCCGTCGTCGATGCCAACAACTTCACGATCGACACCGTGGATACGGCCGCACTCACGGCCGTCACTGGCGGGGGAACGCCGACCTACACCGCGAACAATCTGGTTGCGAGTACACCTTCGCGATGGTCGATCTGGAGCGAGGCGGTCCATTTCGACACCGCGCACGATGTCGCCAAAGCCTACAAGCAGCTTTATTACCGCGCGCCCGCGCTGCTCTCGGCGACCAACCCATCGAATTTCCTCACTCTCCGCTACCCGAAGCTGGTCCGCGTCGCGACCCAAGCCGCAGCGGCCGACTTCATGAAGGACGACACCGAGTATTCCAAGAGCGTCGGTGCCATGACGAACCTCATCCAGTCGATCGCGGTCGAGCAAGACCTGCTTTACCGCGGCGCCGACATCACATTGGACACCCCGTAAATGCCGGCAGATAGCACGACACCGCTCCTTGGCCTGTTGGTGATGGGCACGGGGAACGACAACAACGCCTGGGGCGACAACTTCAACAACAGCATCCTTACGCCGGTCGAGAACGCTATCGCTGGCGTCACCAGCGTTGCCGTGACCGGCGGCAGCGTAACCTTGTCCGCCGCGCAGGCCCGCTCTGCCATGATCGCCATCTCAGGCGCCCTGACCGCCGACCAGACCATTGTCGTTCCCGCCACCACAAAGAAGTGGACCTTCATCAACAACTGCTCCGGCGCTTTCTTTGTGCTGGTCAAGACCGCCGGAGGCGCCCCCGTCAACGCGCCGGCCGGCAAGTTCGTGGACATTTTCTCCGACGGCACCAACAACCTGTTCCGACAGGACCGTCACGAGGTCGGGGAATTGTTCTTCTCTGGCGGGGCTGTCGCGCCCTTCGGTGCGATCGAATGCAACGGCGGGACGGCTTTGCGCGCCAGCGCGGTCGACCTGTTCGCCGCGATCGGCACTGTATGGGGTGCCGGTGACGGCTTCACCACCTTCGGGCTTCCCCCCACCACCGATACCGGGCGTTACCTGCGCGGGCGTACCGGATCAGTTCCATCCGGCACCTCCCAGTCGAACCAGAACAAGTCTCATACCCACACGGGTTCCGGCAACACCGGCTCGATGAGTGCTAACAGCAACCATTCCCACACGGGAAGCGGCTCAACATCGGGCGCAAGCGTCGACCATACCCATACCGGATCGGGCACCACGGCAACCGAAAGCGTGGCGCACACCCATTTCGGCACGACCTCCGGCGTCAGCACCTTCCACACGCACACCGGCAGCGGCACCACCAGCGCCATGAGTGCGAACGCGAGCCATACCCACACGGAAAATATCCCCGTATTCGGCGGCGGCGCGACGTTCCCAACGTCGGCGAGCGGCGGCGGCAGCAGTACATTCGGCTCTCCGAAACCAAGTACGGACGCCACCAACACCGATCACACGCACACGTACTCGTTCACGACGTCGACCGACAACGTAGATCACACCCATACGATGACGACGGGGACGGAGAGCGCCCTTCACACTCATACCTACTCGTTCACCACCGGCGGCGCTTCGGTCGACCACAACCACAGCTATTCGTTCACGACGTCGGTCACCAACGTCGATCACCTCCACAACTATTCATTCACGACCAGCACCGGCTCCGCCGACGGCACCGAGGCGAGGCCGGAAAGCATCGTCGCCGTCCTGTGCATCCGGTACTGATCTGTGTCGGCACTGACGCCGCTGCCGATCGCGCCTCCGCCGGGCGTGGTGCTCACCGAGTCCGGGCGCGCCTCTGAAGGCCGCTGGATAGCCTCGAACAACGTCCGCTTCGTGAAGGGGCGGCCACAGAAGCTCGGAGGCAATGTCCGCTCGGTAGTTACTCCTACCTCCGGCACGCCGCGCACAAGCCATGCGTGGCGCGACAACGTGCAGAACAACTATCTGGCGGCCGGCACCTACCGAAAACTCTATGCCTACGACTCAAGCTGGATACAGAACGACATCACCCCGTACCGAGCCCTCGGATCGCTCGGGGCCAACCCGCTCTCGGTCGTCAGCGGAAGCCCGGTCGTCACCGTCAACCACACGCTGCATGGCCTCAATGTCGGCGACTTCATCTATCTTTTCAACGCAACCGCGATCGGTGGCATCACGCCCTCCATGCCGGGCGGGACGGTTGTCAATACCGTCATCGACGCCAACCATTACACCTATGTCTTTACCTCGAACGCGACGTCGACCGTCACCGGCGGTGGCGGCTCCGCTCCCATTCAATTCTTCTACGAAATCCCGGTCGGCGTTGAGATCGGTGTCTACGGATTGGGCTGGGGCGTTGGTGGTTGGGGTCTCGGCACCTGGGGCACGGCGCGAACCGCGTCCACCATCTTCATCGAGCCCCGCATCTGGTCGCTGGATCATTTCGGCAAGCTGCTGATCGCCTCCTACAATGGCGGTTCGATCTATCAATTCGACCCGACCGCGGCGCAGCCATGGGGCAGGGCGACGCTGATCTCGGCCGACGCCGGGCTCCCGATCAATTGCCGGTTCGCCCTGGTGACGCCGGAGCGCTTCATCTTCGCGCTGCTCGACAACATGCAGATCGCGTGGTGTACGCAGGGCGACATCACGGTATGGACGCCAGCCACCGCGAACACCGCGAACATCCGTACCCTGACCGAAGGCACCAAGCTGGTTGCCGGTCGCGTGCTGTCCGACTTCGTGACGCTGGTGTGGACCGATGCCGCGCTCTATCGCTTTCAATATACCGGCTCAACCTTCGTCTACAATTCGAGCATGATCTCGAAGGACTGCGGGCTGATCGCGCCAGGCGCTGCGGTCACAGCCGGCGGCGTAGCCTATTGGATGGGCCAAGACACCTTCTGGATGTACAACGGCTCGGTCCAGCCGATCCCGAACGTCGAGGACATCCGCAAATACGTCTTCGACAACCTGAAGACCGACTACGGCTACCAGTGCTCGGCGGTCTTTAGCCCGCAGCACAATGAAGTCTGGTTCTTCTACACCGTCATCGGACAGACCAACCCGACGCTGGGCGTGGTCTATTCGATCGAGAACCAGTGCTGGGCTCCGCTCAACTTCGGCCGGACCTCGGGGACGCACTTCACCCAAGGCGACACCCGTCCATACATGGGCGGCACCGACGGTTTCATCTACCAGCACGAAAACGGCCTCGACGACAACGGCGCGATCCTGCCGTGGAGCATCACGCTGGCGCCTTACGCTCTGAACGAGGGCGGTAGTCATTTCGACGTGCAGTATGTCGTCGCGGATTTCTTGGGACAGATCGGCAACATCTCGCTGACGCTCAACACCTTTGACCGGCTCAATGACTCCGCCCAGGAGGACAGCGAGACCGAGATCGTCACGCCGCTCGATAGCGGCACCATCGATATGAGAGTTTCCGGCCGGTACATCGGCATGGTCGCATCCTGCGCCTCGCTCGGCAGCTACTTCCGCTGGGGCAAGCCCGTGGCGTGGATACAAGACAGCGGCAACCGCTCATGAGGCGCGTCAATCTAACCGGGCTCGGGTTCGTCCAAGACCCGGCCATCCGCTCCGCGTTGCAGGCCATCGAACTCGCCTCCGCCGAAGTCGATCTTCTCGACATCGCCAACGCCTTCACCGTTTCCGGCACTTACACCCAGACAAGGACGCTCAATGTCACGGCGCCGACGCTCGCGAACGCGGTCGCGTTCCTCGCAACCTTCATCGACGATTGTAAACGAGGCGGTTCAAACCGCTCCACTTAGCGAAATCAGCATCCGCTACGCCTCGACCGACGACGACCTGATCGCCATCCATCGCTTTCTGTTGATCGTCGCGCAGCCCGCCATGCGCTGCCAGGTCGACGCCATCAAGAGCCTTACCGAGATCATCCGCGTCGCCAAGCATGAAGTCGCGATCATGGTGATGCACGGCGACGTCCTCGTCGGCACCATGGGCCTCATCAAGCCCGAGTGGTGGTACGGCGACGGCGAATTCCTGACCGACCGCTGGCACTTCGTCCTTCCGGCTTTCATCAACACCCCGACCGCATCCGCTCTCATGGACGAGGCGAAGGCCATCGCTGGCCTCGCCGGCATCGAGTTCATCCATCAGGGCAAAATCCGGCCGGCCCGAAACGGCGTCGCGCGCATGATGCCGCGCGCCTACGAAGGAAGCTAAATCGATGTGCTTTGGAATGAGCCAGACCGCCCAGACCAATACGATCGGCGCGACCAACAACAGCGGAAGCACGACCGCCAATCAGTCGACCACGGGCAACAGCGCGACCAACCAATCGACGCTTGGAACGAGCCTCGGCACCACCGCCAACGCGACCGCAGGACAGACCAGCGCCACCGCGAACCCGGCTATTGCGTCGGCCGCGCTCGGCAACCTGAATTCGGTCCAGCAACTGCAAGCCAACGGCTTCCAAGGCTACACCGGCCAGCAGGTCGCCAATCTCTCGCCGGGCCAGCAGGGCACCATCAACACCGCGACTGGCATTGCCAATAACGGCACCGGCCAAACCGCGACCGGGATGATCGACAACTACGCTGGCGCGCCCGCGCAGCAGGTAGGCACGAACACCATCTCGTCGCAGATGTCGCCCTACATGAACCAGTACGTCATGCAGGCGCTGGCGCCGCAGCTTCAGCAGATGAACAACGCCAACGCCGCGACCAATCAGGCCACGGACGCGATGGCGACGGGCTCGGGAGCCTTCGGCGATGCCCGCACCGGCATCCAGCAGGCCAACAACGCTTTCAACCAGAACGTCCAGCGCGAGGGCGTGATCGGCAACGCCTACAATTCGGCATTCAACACCGCGATCGGCGCCGGAGCGCAGGACGTCGCGAACCAGAACTCGACGCAGGCCACCAACGCCAACCTTGCCGAGACAGCACTCGGTCGGTCGCTCGGCGGCGCCAACGCTCTCGAAGGTCTCCAGACCCAGCAAATGGGAACGCAGGGTGCGGCCAACGCCCTCAACGCGCAGAACACGGCGACCTCACAGGCCAATCTGACGGCCCAGTACAATCAATGGCTGATGGCGCAGCAGTACCCGTTCCAGACGGCAGGTCTTGTCAACTCCACGATCGGCCAAGCCGCAAGCGCGATGCCCGCGACCACGAACACGGTCGGGACCAGCGCCGGCCAGAACACCGGCAACACGTCGAATACCGGAACGAGCAACACCAATTCCGCCAGCAACTCGGCGGCCACCGGCACAAGCCAGAGCACGGGCACGAGCAGCGGGGTGTCTTCGACGCAGCAGCCGAACAATTCAGGGCTCGCGCTCGCGGGCTCGTTGTTCGGCGCTTTGGTCTAAAGGGGACTGATTAAATGGGACTTCTCGATTGGCTGACCGATCTCGGCAGCACCATCGGCTCGCAGAGCCCGGAGGCCGCGACGATGCAGGCTTCGGGAACCGCTCAACAGCAGCCGCAGATGGCGCCGCCCGCTCAACAGCCGCCGCCCGCCCCGATGCCGCCGCAGCCGCCGATCCAATCCTCGCCGCCCGTGATGCAGCCGCCGCCACAGCAGGCCGACATTCCACCCAACGCAACGCCGACCGCTGGCGGTCCGCCGATGGCGATGAACGACACGCAGACGCAGACCGTCACGCCCAACGCCGGCCCTCCGATGTCGCTGGCGCCGCCGGACAGCAGCGCAGCAGGAGCCCCCGCAGCCGCCGCAGCGAACCCCGGTCAGGCGCGCGGGATACTCGGCCGCGCGTTCGGCATGAATTCCTCCGACGAAACCAGCATGAAGAACAAGCTCGGCGCTGGCCTCAAGTCCGTCGGCGACAACTGGAATAAGCCCGGCCTCGCGGCGTTCGCGGGCTCCGCTGGTTCCACGATCGAGGGCGGGACCAAGGGCGACGAGAAGCGCGTCGATCAGATGCTCAAGTTGATCCAGGCGAAGCAGAAGGCCGGAGACGATAGCGCCACGACTTCGCTCGCGCAGGTCAAGCTGGAAACGGCGAAGATGAACCTCCAAAATCTCAAGGCCAATGGCGGCAACAAGGGCGCGTGGAACAAGCCGCCACAACAGCTTTATCAGGATGCGATGCGGCTGGCGCAGAACGATCCGAACATCAAGGCCAGTGAGAAAGCTCTCGAACAGACCATCAAGGACGGCAACGCGCCCGCGATAGCCAAGGCGCAGGCGGACCACCAGGCGTTGGTCTCGGCGGTGCAGGACAAGCATCTGACGAGCATGGGCCTCAATCCGCAGTCCGCCGCAGGCATCGCGAAGACGCCGGGCATGTCGCAAGTCAACCCGGTTCCACAAGCGGCCTTCAACGGCAAGCCGTTCGATCAGGTCGTCAAGCCCAATCAACCCTTCGATCAGTATTTTGTGGACGAGAAGGGTCAGACGCGCGTGTTGAGGGCGACAAAGAAGTCCGAAGCATCTAAGAGTGCTCTCGATGCCCAGGCGTCTATTCCTTCAAGCCCCGCTGACGCCGCGGACGACGAAGAATAATGGCTCTCGCCGATGCCTTCGGGGCAGACGCGCCTTATGATCCCGGTCAGGGCGTAGACGATCTCGCACGACAGACCTTCCCAGGCGACATCTCCGATAGCGGAGTTGCCGATCCCGGCCGCTTGTCCGACACGCTCATGCGCCGGATGGACCGCAAGACGCGGCACATCGACGAGAAGCCCGTCGAGCCCGTAGCGGAAAAACCCCCGTCATCCTACGGCGAGCCCGTCGTCACTGGCCCGAAACCGTCATCGTTCGGCGAGGTAGTGAAGCCGCCGGAAGCGCCGGTCCCGACACTCGGTCCGATCGACCAGACCGTTGCAGCAGGCAAGGGCGCCGCGCAGGGCTTCATCAAGAGCGGCGGCGCGATCCTGCAAGCTGGCGCGATCAAGGACAACACCCCCGAGAAGCCGGAAGCATCCGCGCTGATCGATCAACTTGGGACGGCTGGCACGCTGGATGCGGGCGGCAAAGCCAAACTGATGAAGCAGGCGCTGACCACGATCACCGATCGCGGATTGCAGATGGACTACAACGCGGCCTTGCAGCGCATCTCTGGCGGTGCAGACGCACAGGCCGAAATGGAAGGTCTCCGCCAGAAGTTTGGCACCTTCAACGCCCAGCCGTCTGTTCCGGTAACGGAGCGCCCGCTTTATAAGGGCGGCGCTGCGATCAAGAAATCAGCCGAAGACACGATCCCGATGTCGCCGGCTGAAAAGGAGAGCTTCGGCGGTAAGTATCTTGGCCCTGCGGTTGGCGGCATGGTGGCGCCCGTGGCCGTCGGCGCAATCAATCCCGCACTTGGTATCACCCTCGGCGCCGCCACCATGGCCGCGCAATCCGCAGGCGACACCTTTGAGGCGGCGAAAGCCAAGAACGCAAGCGATGAAGACGCGGCTAAGGCAGCCGGTATGTCGGCGCTCGTTAGTGGCGCGCTCGGCGCTGTCCCTCTTGGCGTCATACTCACACCCGTCAAGAAATTCGCCCCTGCATTGAGCGGCTGGGCGGCAGAAACCCTCAACAAGTACGTTGCCTCGGCCGCGTTCCGGAAGACCGCGGCATTCGCCGGCACCATGGCGGCCGTCGTAGAGGCGCAAGAGTATCTCGGCGACCAGATAGCGCAGAAGTATTACGACCCCAAGGCCGAATACAGCCCCGACATCAAGCGCGTCATCGCGTCGCTCATCACTGGCGTATTGCTCGGCGCGGGCCATGCCTACATGGAAGGCCGAAAGAAGCCGGGCGACGTTCCGCCCACGCCGGACACTCCGCCGGACATCACCCCGGACACTCCGCCGGACCTCCCGCCGCCCCCGCCCCCGCACGACGACATCAATCCGGACACTGGCGCGGGGTCAACGGGGACTGGCTCCGATACTGGCGGCAGCAATCCCGGCGGCGGCGCCGGCAACGGCAACACTGGTCAAGGCCAGCAACGCCAGAAGCGCGAACGCCAGAAGACCAACGAGCAGACCGACGTTCGCACGAAGCTGGAGCGCATCCTGCGCTATTTCGGTCATTCGGACGAAGACATCGCCGCGATGTCGCACGAGGAATTGGTCGCAGCGGTCAACAAGCACACCAGCCAAGGCGAAGCGCCCGTCAACAACAAGGAAGAACCGCTCAATCCGCAAGGCGAGAGCGCGACCGAGCGGACCGAGCGCGAGGGCCTGAAGCGCGCCGGCTGGACAGACGCTCACATCGCGGTCATGACCCCGGCCGAGCGACGGCGCCGGTTTCAAGAGGCGATGGCGCGCGGATCGGCGAGCGAGCGACCGCCAGAGCAAGAAGCCCAGCAAAATACGGCCGAAAAGCCGGTACCGCAGCCCACGGCCGAAACGACCGGCACAGGCACCCGCGACAATCCCATCAACATCCGCTCTGCGGACGATGTGCTCAAGGCGAGCGAAGTCGTCGCGAAAGACCCGACCGACCCGCAGGCCGCGGCAACGAACTTCAAGCACGGTCACGCCGAGATCGAGCATCTCGGGCTGACCGGCAAGAACTCGATCAGCCTGGAGACCGGCGTCGGCGACACCCGCAAGGGCACCGAGCAAGACGGTACGCCGTGGGAAGTCAAGATGCCGGTTGCGTACGGCCGCATCAAGGGTACGACGGGCGCCGACGGCGAACCGCTCGACGTCTTCATCGGCGCGCATCCGGACAGCCAGCACGTCTTCGTCATCGACCAGCACCACGCTGGCGGTAAGGGCGAATTCGACGAACACAAGATCATGACCGGGTTCCGCAACCCGATCGAGGCACTTCACGCCTACGCGAACTCGTACACCGACGGCGGCGCTGATCGCATCGGCGGTATGAAGGCGCTGGCGCCGGACGAATTCAAGGATTGGCTCCGCAACGGCGACCACTCGCAGCCGATCGGCGCCATCGGCCGCGCCGAGGTAATGCCGCCCGCGCCCGTCACCGCGGAGCCGACGAAAGAGCATCACGCCCAGATCGAGGCGGCGCTCGGCGAGGACTATCACCACGTTCTGCCGGTAGACACCGCGCGCGCGGCGGAAATCCTCGCAGAGAACGAGGGGATGCTGCCCCACGTTGCGTTCGGCCACGCCGTCATCGAGAACCTCGTCGGCCAGAAATTCCTCACTCATCAGCAGGCGGAACAAGCCTATGGCGAAGAAGTCAACACACTACTACAGCCCGGAAGCCAAGGGGCATCTGGCAGCGGCACACCTTCTGAGCAAGAACGCCCCGCATCTGGGCAAGTCGGCGCCGGTAGTGCAACAGAAACTCCGGTCGCTGCGAGCGGCGGCGAAAATGGCGCACAAGGCGAAACAGGCAAGCCCGGCGATGGCTCAACCGCAGGCGGCGGCACCGCTAAGCCAGCCGCCCGCGGGAACAAAACCGCTGGGGACAAAACCGGCGACGCCACTGAACACCAGCCTGCCGCCGAAGATGCCAACGACACCGTTGTAGAGGAAGGCGACCCGAACCTCACGCCGAACGAGAAAGCCGCCCTCACATTTGCGCTCAAAGACAAAGAGCACAAATGGCACCGCACAAGCCCCATGGCTACTTCGGCTCGGGACATCTTGGAACGCGGCAAAACCGAGAGCGATCAGGAAGTTGACGTTCTGACCGCTGCGCTACAACTGCATGACCGCGAGACGAAGCGGCGCCAGAAGGCCGAAGAAGAAAAAAAGCCGTCCGTCGATGAGCCCGTCCCCGAGCCGGAAAAGCAGAAGATCGAGGACGTTGGCGAGAAGATCGGCGGCGCGCGCAAGGACCAATGGACCGGCGGCCTGACCAAGGCCGCACTCGACGGCATGACCGGCGGCGAGCTTGATACCAACGTCACCAAGCACAACATCTGGCCGCGCCCGGATTATGCGGCCGTCGTCGATAGCGGCGTCGCGCCCGTGGCGGCTGCGCTGATGAAGCGCGTCTACGACCGCATCGCCGTCAAGCCGACCAACCGCTACAACGATACGGTCAGCAAAGAAGATCGCGACAACTACTTCGATGCCCTGAAAGCCATCCGCGACGAATTCGCCAAGGTGAAGACCGTCGATGAGATGAAGAAGGTCAGTCAGGCCGTCTCCGCCGCGCTCGGCACCAACAGTTATTCGGTCCTCGCCGCGATTAGGCAGCGCGGTAGCCGCAACAATCCCCTCACGGTGATGGGCGCCGACGTTCGCACCGCCGAAGGCGCCGTCGCCAAAGGCTTCCCGAACATGGAGCCGTGGCAGCGGCTGTTCGAGATCGATCCCTACACTCCATACGACTACGAAAAGAAAGCGGTCAAAGAGAAGGTGTGGATCGTTCGCCGCAAGAACGGCGGAAAGGTCGGAGAGTTCGGCACCCGCGAACTCGCGGAAGCCGCAGCCAAGGAAGCCTACGCCAAGATCAGCAAAGGCGGCTCTGAGGAACAGGAGCCGAACCGCCCGCATCTCGACGCCATCAACCGCGACGGCCCGGACTATCGCAAGGATCGCGACGTCGGCTCCGACGATTTCAAGGACACCTTCGGCTTCCGTGGCGTCGAGTTCGGCAACTGGGCGGCAAACGACGAACGCCAGAAGGTGCTCAACCTCGCCTTTGACGCGCTGCACGACCTCGCGCGTATCCTCAATCTTCCCGCCAAGGCGATGTCGCTCGACGGCACGCTCGCCATCGGCTTCGGCTCCCGCGGCAAGGGCGGCAAGGGCGCGGGCGCCGCGCACTACGAGGCTGACCGCACCGTCATCAACATGACGAAGATCAACGGCGCGGGCTCGCTGGCGCACGAGTGGATACACGCGCTCGACCATTACCTCGGCGAATTCGCAACGTCGAACCCCTATGGGGGCGGCGCGAAATGGATTTCAAACGGCCGCGTCACGCCGAAGAACACCGCGAAGGCGTGGCGCGGGCGCTTCTTGGGCTCCATGAGCGACGCCTCGGCGTTCAACGAAACCAACACGCATCTGAAGCCGCGCCTCCGCGTCGGCGTCAACAAGCTGATGCACGACCTGTTCAACAAAGAGCAGGATGACGAACAGGCCATCGCCGACCACGCCAAGAAGCTCGAACATGACAAGGGCCAGCGGCAAGCCTGGATCGACCACGCCAACCGGATCAAGGACCGGATGCGCAAGGGCGGGTCGTCCATGGGCCTGAAGAAGGCCGAGGAAAATATCGGCATCCGGGATCACTACATCACGAACGCCGAGAAGGCGGACACGATCGCGCGCAAGGTGGTTCCGACGGACTACCTGAAGGAGGCGACTAAGCTCTCCGGCAAGGGCGACTACTGGCGCCGGCCGCTTGAGTTGCTCGCACGCGCGGGCGAAGCCTTCGTCTTCGACAAAATCCAAGAGGAAGGCTTCACGTCACAGTACCTCGTGCAGGGCGTCGAGCCGACGCGCTACGCGGCAGGCTTCAAGGGCAACCCGTACCCGGTCGGCGAGGAACGCAAGACCATCAACGCGGACTTCGAGCGCGTCCTCAAGGCCCTGACCACGGGCGAGGGCAAGCACGGCATCAACACGCGCGTTCAAGCCGTCGAAGGCGAGCCGGAGCCGATCGTCACCCGCACGCGCGTTGAGGTTCCGCGACCGCAGCCGATGCCGATCCACGAGATGATCGCGGTCGATGAGGCAAGCAAGCAGTCGCTCTCCGACGCCTTCGCCAAGCACTTCACCGACGGCCTCGACTTCACGAACATCCTCGCGGCGCGCAAGTTTGCCCACGACGCGGGTTTCCCCGGAGACCCGAAGGCCACCGAGGAAGCCATCGAATTCGGCATCGTCAAGGTCGCGCGCGGGATCGTGGACGCTGGCGGGACGCCGAAGGAAATCTACGACGCGCTGGTGGGCCTGTACGGCCGCCAGCCCCGTCTCGGCACGCGCACGTCGACGTCGGTTCGCGACCAGGCATATTCGACGCCGGTACCGCTGGGCTATATCGCCTCCGAACTCGCGGGCATCACGAAGGACACAACGGTCTATGAGCCGACCGCCGGCAACGGCGCGCTCCTGATCGGCGCCGACCCCAAGCTCACGATCGCCAACGAGATCAACCCGGATCGCGCAGGCAACCTGAAAGAGCAGGGCTTCAACGTCAGCAACAAAGACGCATTGGAGCGCCACCAAAATCCGACCTACGACGTCGTAATCGCCAACCCGCCGTTCGGCGCGGTGCGGGAGTCAACGCAGTACGGCGTGGTCTCCAAGGTGTTCGACATGGGCGACATACAGCCCAACTATCAGACCCACGAGATCGATCACGCCATCGCGCTGCGCGCCCTGGCCGCCATGAAGGACAACGGCAAGGCCGTGCTGATCCTCGGCGGCGTCAACAGGATGGCGACGACCCGGGAAGCCCGGTCGGATGCCTACAACGGCAAGGCCAAGCGCGAATTCTTCAAGACGCTGTACGACAAGTACGACGTCACCGATCATTTCACGGTCTCAGGCGACCTCTATGAGCGTCAGGGCGCCGGCTGGCCGGTTGATGTGATCGTCATAAACGGCCGCGGGAAGTCCTCCCGGGCCTTGCCAGCGGTCGATGTACCGCGCATCTTCAACGATTGGACCGGCCTGGGAGGGCTGCTCGATGGACAACCGAACCGAAGCGATGCTGGAACGGCTGGCGGACAGCATGTCAGTGATGATGTCGAGCGACCCGGATTGGCGGGATCAGGCATCGGAGATACTGGAGATGCTGGACAGGGTGGGGATCGAGCCGCAGCCGGAGGGGAAAACCCCGCGGGCGTGGTGCAACAGCCTGTTTCAGGAGCCGGGAATGCCGGTGCTGGCGGAGGCGGCGATCAAGATGCACTTGGAGCCGGAGAACATAACCCGGCCGATCGATCTGATAGTGCTGCTCCTGCCATCGGATCATCATCTGGATTAGACCTCGACGCACTCATCAGCGGCGCGATCAAGGACGCCTACGCCGAGCCCGTTAGCAAGCCGGCTGCTGGCCCGCGCACATCGGGCGGCCCGCGCACCACCAAAGAGAACGTCAAATCCGCCGGCGAGAACATGTCGGCCGCGACCGATGCCGCCTTCTCCGGCCTCTATCAACTGTTCGGCGGCGGCAAGACCCACGGCGCCGGCCCCGCCTTCGACGAGGACACCTACGCCAAGGCCAAGCCGTTCTTCAAGACGGCGGCCGAGCACTACCGCAGCTTCTGGGGCGACATCGGCGAACTGATCCGCCGCATGGTCGAGCACATGCGCGACACGCTGAAGTTCGGCAAGGAAGCCATGCAGGACATGGCGCAGTACCTCAAGCGGTTCATCCAAGACTTGACGTCAGGCGAGATCAAGCTCGGAGAGAAAGAGCAGACCAAGGACGAGAGCCCAGATCGGGAGCGCGCGAAGGCCGGCACCGCGACCGAGACCGAGGGTCAGGTCCGCAACACCCCCAAGAGCAAGATCGAGAACCTCGACACGCTCGTCCCCGCCAACCTCAAGCGTCCGCAAGACGCCTCGCTCGACGATCTTGAGCGCCGTGTCGGGCCGATCGATGATTTTGTCGCCAAGGAACTCGACTACAAGAAGGCCGATCTTCCGAAATACTTCGGTGCCGAGCAGATCGACGCGCTGGGCCTCGCGATCGACAACATCAAGAACGGCAACGGCTTCATCATTGGAGACCAGACCGGCATCGGCAAGGGCCGCGTCAATGCCGCGATCATCAAGTGGGCGATCAAGAACGACCGCATCCCGGTCTTTGTGACGATGAGCCCCAACCTCTACGCCGACATCTACCGCGACATGAAGGCGATCGGCATGACCGACGAGCCGCCGCGCATCCTCGCCACCAACGCCGATCTCGACATGCCGCTCGAAGAGGGCGGCGCCACGCTGAAGAACGGGCAACTGAAAGAGCATGATCGCGTGCTCGGCAGCGTTTCCGGCAAGGAAGCCTTCCAGAAGCACTTCGATATGGTGTTCACCAACTATTCGCAGATGCAGACGGTCAAGGGCGAGGACACCGGCCGCCGCGCCTTCCTCAAAGCCATCGCGCCACACTCCGTCGTCATCATGGACGAGAGCCACAACGCGGGCGGCACCGAGGTTGGGCGGAAGAAGGCGGCCAACGAGCCGGCCAACCGCTCCGGCTTCGCGCGCGAACTGATCCAGAACGCCAACGGCGTGTTCTATTCGTCGGCGACCTACGCCAAGCGCCCGGACGTGATGGACCTCTACTCCGCCACCAACATGAAGATGGCGGTCGCGGACCCGAAGGACTTGGGCGAGGCTATCGCGCGCGGCGGCGTACCGATGCAACAGGCTGTCGCGACCATGCTCGCCGAGGACGGGCAGTACATCCGCCGCGAGCGATCGTTCGCCGGCATCGAGTACAACACGCCGCTCGTCGGCGTGGACCGCGAGAACTACAATACGATTTCCAGCGGCCTATCGGCCATTCAGGACTTCAGCGCCGCCGTCAAAGCGGCCATGGAGAACGTCAACGCCGACCTGATGGGCGAGGGCGGCACCACCGGCTACGACGGGGCGACCGGCGACTCTGGCGCACAGTCCACCAACTTCACGTCGATCATGCACAACGTCATCAACCAGATGCTGCTGGCGATGAAGGTTGAGCCGGCCGCGCAAGCGGCGATCGAGGCGATCAAGCGCGGCGAGAAGCCGGTCCTGACCGTCGCGAACACGATGGAGAGCTTCCTCAAGGACTACGCGGACACGATCGGCGTCAAGGTCGGTGACGAGATGCCCGCGGACTTCTCCGACGTGCTGCACAAGTACCTTGAGCGCACGCGGATGATAACCATCAAAAAGCCCTTCATGAAGAAGGGCGAGAAGGCCGAACGTCGGCGCCTGACCGACGAGGAACTCGGCCCTGCGGGCGTCGCGTCCTACGAGCGCGCCAAAGAGATCATCGGCTCGATGAACCTGTCCGAGATGCCGGTCTCTCCGATCGACCATCTGATCTGGCGGCTGAAAAAGGAAGGCTACAGCGTCGGCGAGATCACCGGACGCGGCCTGATCCTCGATTATTCCGGCAAGGGCGACCCGGTACTTCGCAAGCGCCCCGGCAAAGACCTGACGACCGCAGGCAAAAACGAGACCCTGCGCAAGTTCAATACCAAGCCGGTGAACGGCGGCCATCACGCGCTCATCATCAACCAATCCGGATCGACCGGCCTGTCCGCGCACGCCAGCCGTGACTTCAACGATCAGTCGGTCCGGCACATGATGATCGTGCAGCCGGAAGGCAACGTCGACACCCACATGCAGTTGCTCGGCCGCATCAACCGCACCGGACAGGTCGTGTTGCCCCGCTACACCCAATTCGTGGCCGACATCCCGGCCGAGAAGCGCCCGGCCGCGGTGCTCGCGAAGAAGATGGCCTCGCTCAATGCCAACACCACGGCGTCGCGGACCAGCGCCGTCACCGCCAAGGACGTGCCCGACTTCATCAACGAATACGGCGACATCGTAGCGGCCAACTACCTCTCGGAAAACTTCGAGATGAACCCGCGGCTGGCGATGCCGATCAAGTTCACCGAGAGCGGCCGGGCCATCATCCCCGACGCGATGCGGAAGCTGACCGGCCGCATCCCGCTGCTACCGTTGCACGAACAGGAAGCCCTCTATCAGGAGCTTGAGAGCGCCTACGAAGACATGATGAAGCAGTTGTCGGCTGCTGGCACGAACCCGATGGAAGCCAAGACCTTCGACCTCAAGGCGAAGTCGTTGGAGACCACCGAGGTTATGGGCAGGAAGAACGACAGCAATTCGCGCTTCGCCGCGCCGGTCAACGTCGAGAAGGTCTCCGTCGCGCGCCTGGGCAAGCCGTACACGCCGGCCGAGGTCATGGGGAAGGTCATCGAGGCGATCGGCGACCGCACCGCACAGGCGGCGCCCGACGAAAAAGCCGAGATCAAGGACTTGGCCCGGCTGCTCGACCAGGCGAGCGATACCTATCAGGGTCTCGGGAAAGCATCGGCCGCGAACGAGATCGCCGAGCGCCAGCGCGCGATCAAGGAGTTCGCCGAGTACATCAAGCCGATCCTCGAAGGGATGCCGGACGCCGAGAAACAGGCGAAGGAAAAGAGCAAGTTTGACGCCATCAAGGACCGTTGGAGCGCCGTTCACAAGCTGGTCCGTATCGGTCAGCGCGTCACGCTGAAGACGGCCGACGGCAACCTGACCGGCATCATCACCAAGGTCGAGCAGAAGGGCGTCACCAAGAACCCGCTGGCGCTCTCGTCGTGGAAGGCCGAATTCGCTATCGCGGACGCCAGCCGACACATGACGCTGCCGTTCTCGCGCATTCATGCCGACGGCAAGGCCGACAGCGAAAGCGCGCTCGACGTGGAAGTGGTCCCGCTGCAACGCTGGATCGAAAGCGCCGAGCAGACGCTCGACCGCTACAAGCACATGCAGTCGGACGCCCGCGAGGAACGCTACATCGCGACCGGCAATCTCTTGGCGGCCTATGACTGGCTCGGGCGCAAGGGCAACATCATCAACTACACCGACGACAAGGGCGGTGTCCGGCAGGGCATCCTGACGTCGAGGGACTTCGATCTTGAGAAGCACGCGGTCGACAAGGGCCGCGTTGTCCACGACCCGTTCGAGATCAGGGATTGGCTCGACAGGAACCCGACCGAGACGATCTGGTCAAAAGGCCAAACGGTTTCGATCCGCAGGGAGGGGCGATGGAGCAAAGAATACGTCATCGCGACCGACAAGGCGAAAAAGACGGGCGGCGTCTTCTTCCTCGACAAGCCGCTGATCGATCTGGCCGCTGGCGACTTCATCTCGCGCAGCGGGCGCATGGTTACGGACGTCACCGACGGCAATATCCTTGGAGCCATCAAGCGCCTGCAAGAACTCGGCGCCGTGTTCACGCTCAAGGCCGAGGCGCCGAAGCCGACCAAGGTCGAGGAACCGCTGGCGAGCATCACGGAAGCCGCTACCGAAAAACAGCCGGAGATCGAGGGCCTCATTCGCGATGTCCTGCAACATCTGGTTGGCGATCACGTCAAGGCCGAATTCAGCCCCGACCTGATGTCGCTGGCAGGCACCGCTGGCGGCTGGGGCGCCATGGCCGACAGGTCGCCCGGCGCGCGCGGTCTCTATTACCCGAGCCGGCATCTCATCAAGCTGGCGTTGCTGCACGGCGTCGACAGCGCCGCGTTCCACGAAGCGTATCACGCGATCGAGTACCAGTTGCAGAGCCCGCAGGAGCGGGCGCTGATGGAGCGCGAGACCGGCCGCATCCGCGACTACATCCGAAAGACCCGGGGCTACAGCAAAGAGCAGGCTGACGGCCTCGATCCCGAGGAAGTCCGCGCCATCGGTTTCGAGGACTATGCGACCGACCGCTCCAAGGGCGAGGGTCTGCATGTCGGCGTGCGCCGCTGGTATCACCGGCTCTGGGAAGCCATCAAGCGCCTGGCCAACGGCCTTCGCGGGCTCGGCTTTGAGACCTACGAGGACATCTTCGACAAGGCGTACCGCGGCAAATACGCCAAGGCCAAGGGCGACACTCCGCGGCCGGAAGCGGCGATCCATGATGACGAGCCGCTGGCGTCGATCTTCGAGAAGCGCACCAAGGCCAACGGCCGCGTCAGCGAGGCGATCGGCAACCTGTTCAACGACAGCAAGAAGGCCGATTTCGTCGAAGCGTTCTCCGATTTGAGCCACCGCGAGAAACTCCTGCAAAAGGAAGTCGAGGCGCGGTATCTGGGATTGACCCCGGAGGAAGCCAAAAAGGTCTTCCCCGAGGCGTCGAAGCTGCCCGACGCGATGCAGTTCTATGTCAAGAAGGAACTGATCCCGGGCAAGGTCGCGTACCAGGCGAACGATTTCCGTAACCGGTTGCTCAAGCCGCTGATCGAGACCGCGAACAAGGCCGAGATCACGCTGCCCGATCTGGGCGACTACCTGATGGCAAAGGGCGCGCTGGAGCGCAACCGCAACATCGGCCCGCTGTATCAGCCCGGCCATCCGTTCAATGACGCGATGCGCGACAACAACATCGCTGGCGGCTCTGGCTTCTCGAACAACGAGGCGCGCGACAAGATCAGGGCCTTCGAGAGCGGGCCGCAGGGCCAAGCCTACAAAGACATCTGGCGGCAGACCCGCAACATCGTCGATTTCAACCGGCAGATGATGGTCCACTACGGGCTCGAAAGCCAAGCCACCATCGACGCATGGAAGGCCAACGGGCCCGACTACGTGCCCTTCAAGGGCTTCGAGGAAGCCGACATCGACGACGAGAAGTATTTCGGCGGCAAGGGCTCCCCGATCGGCATCCGGGCCCCGGAGACCAAGCGCGCCTTCGGTCGAATGTCAAAGGCCGACAATCCGATGGTGCACCTGATAGATCAGGCATACCGCACCATCGAGCGCGGCGAGCGCAACATGCACTACAATTCGATCGCCGAAACGCTTGCGACGCTGAAGCACGGCGGCATCAATACCGACGACTTCGTGAGCCTCAATAAGGGCACTCCGAAGAAGACGATCGATCCGAAAACCGGCCTCGCTCGCTGGGTCGATACCAGCCCGAGCGCGATGGCCAAGGGCGCCGTCAACTTCAAGCGGAACGGCGCTCCACGGACGATGCTGTTCAAGAGTGAGAAGCTGGCGCAGTCGATCAACCGCAACTCGCCATGGTCGTTCCCAGGATTGAACAAGGTGTTGCTCGGCGTCAACAAGCTCAAGAGCATGTGGACGCACTACAGTCCTGACTTCGCGGCTCGGCATTTCTTCGGCCGCTACATGGTTGAAGGCGCGCTCAACGCCTACCAGCTTCGCGACACCGGCGCCTATAGCCCATGGAAGTGGACGGCCGATGCGTTCCCTGCGTTCGGCCGGGCCTCGCGCGCGATCTCCAACTTTGAGAAGGGGCGGCCGTCGGGCCAGCTTGGCAAATACTGGGCCGAGATGAAGGCGCAGGGCGGCAACATGGCGTTCCGCTCGATGCGGGACATTGACACCATCAAGAACGAGCTTGTGGACGATCTCAAGCAGATCACCACCAGCACGCGGCTCAACCCACTTCGAGTACTCAAGGGCATCGCCGACAAGACCGACGAAATCTTCAACGTCTGGGACAACGCGACCCGGCTCGCGACCTACGCCCAGGCGCGCGATCAGGGCATGACGCCGCAAGCCGCGGCCTACCGCGCCCGCAACGCGACGGTGAACTATCAAAAGCGGGCGATTGTCTCCAGTGTCGCGGGAACGATCTTCCCGTTCTACAACACAGCGGTTAGGACCGGCACGCGGCTGACAAGCGCGCTGACGCAATCCGGGCGGATGCGGCGGGTGTTCGCCGGTGTGTTTGCCGCTGGCGTGGCGCTGGCGCTGAACAACTACCTGCTCGGCGGCAGCGACGACAACGGCGATCCATACTTCGAGAAGGTTCCGGACTTCGAGCGCGCTCTCGGCTTCATCTTCCTCAACCCGTTCGAGCGCGACGCGCAGGGACGCCCGCAGAAGTACGCGCTGCCCAACGCCTACAATTACGCGCTCCCGATGACGTTCGGCTACCACCTGACGGGGATGTTCCTCGACAAGATCGGCGCCATCAAGAGCAAGATCACGGTCGGCGAGCACGCGGCCGAAATGGTGAAGTCGACGCTGATGGCGTTCACGCCGCTCGGCGAGTTCGGCAACCTGATGGACATGATTACGCCGGAACTGCTCCGGCCTCTGGCGCACGTCATCGAGAACAAGAACTGGCTCGGCAACCCCGTCCACAATGACATGTTCCAGAAGGGGCCGAATTCCGAGTCCGGCCGCAAGCCTCGCGGCGACTATATGCCGACGGGAGAGGGTTGGAAGACCGCCGCGAAGACCCTGAATTCATGGACCGGCGGCGACGCGCATCACTCCGGGCTGATCGACCGATACCCGGAGGACATTCGCGAGCTTACCGATCAGATGTTCGGCGCGCAGAAGCGGTTCGGCATCGAGGTCGGCAATACCGCAGGCTCGATCATGAAGGGCGAGACACCGAAGGCAACCGACATCCCGATCGCCAAGGTGTTCCGCGGCATCGACTACGACCAGGCTGATGCGGTCGCGCGGGCGAAGCATCGATACGAACAGAAACACCCGTGGGAGCACTAATTTTCTCGCCCTGCGAATTCACAGGCCGTCCATCCCGGGCGGCCTTTTTTATTGGAGGAAGACGATGACCGTTACCGACGACCCCGGAAAGAGGGGGTTCGCTCTGCTTTGGGAGGACTTGCGCGGCAATGCGCGGCTCCGCGAGGACTGGCACTGGGTACTGACCAAATCTTGGTCGGTGCGCTTCATCGTGCTGGCCGCGATCCTCTCCGGCCTCGAAGTGGCGATCCAAGTCGCCATCGCCTGGCAGGTCAAGCCGCCGATCCCGCCCGGCATTTTCGCCGCGCTCTCCGGCCTCGTGACCGTGGCCGCCTGCGCTGCCCGCTTCTTCGCACAGCAGAAGGACGCATAATGGCCATGCATCCCGCTGTTCGCAGGCTATCGACCGTCGGCGTCCTCGCGTGCTCGCTCGCGGTGCCATGCGTCTCCCAGTTCGAGGGCCGCTGGCTCACCGCCAAGCCCGACAGGCTGGCCTACGGCATCCCGACGGTCTGCTTTGGCGAGACCGAAGGCGTCAAGATCGGCGACCACTACACGCCGCAAGAATGCGCCGACATGCTGGCGAAGAAGCTGCCGCGCTACGCCGAGGAAATCGAGGCGTGCATCTTCGTGCCGATCAGCGCCAAGACCGAGGCGTCGTTCATCTCGTTTTCCTACAACATCGGCACGCATGGCTTCTGCCACTCCGGCACCGCGCGCCATCTGAACCGATATGAATACGTCGAGGCGTGTAACGCGATGCTCGCCTGGAACAAGGCGGGCGGCGTCGTCGTGCGCGGTCTCGAAATTCGACGTTCAAAAGAACGGAACCTGTGCATGGAGGGCTTGTAATGGCCGACATCTTCTGGACTATCGCAACCTCGTATCCAGCACTCTGCGTCGATGCAGTCGTGCTCCTTGCCGCACTGGTCGTCGGCTATTTCCCACTGTTGAAATACTTCCCGGTTATCGGCCCCTACGTGCCGGAAGCCCGCTTCATGGCGCTCGTGATGATCGTCCTGATGGCCTTCCTCGTTGGGTTCCGCATCTCCGACGAACGGGAAGCGATGAAGAACCTCAAGTCTGAGGTTGAAGCAAAGACCGTCGACCTGAATGCGACGATCGATGCTGAAAACGATGCAAACGCAGCGCGTATCGAGTTGGCTCAACAGGCGGTAGCAGATCAGAAAAGGATCACGGACTATGAAGCGGCTCTCAAACTTCGCCCGAACGGCGTCTGTGCTCTCACTGATGACGATCGCAAGTGGATGCGCAAGCCTCCCGCCGCCGGCCGTCGTTGAGCGCACGCTGCCACCTGAAACGGTCGTAGTGCTCGATCCGGTCGCGGTGCCGACGTGGGAAGACGGCGAGGACGCTCGCATCGTGCTCGACAAGACAGGCGTCGCCCTGGATGAGGCGAACACGCGCCTCGTCAAGTCTCGGAACATCTACCGCAAGGTCCGCAAGAAGTACGCGGGCAAATGACGGAGACCCCCGCCATCATCAACCCGTTGCTGCTCCCAGAAGCGACCACCAACCAACTGCTGCTCCAAATCTTCACGTCGATCGGAGACATCAAGGGCACCATCGGAACCATCGAGGGCCGTCTCGCGGTCGGGTCAGAGAGGCATCGAGACTTTGCGAAGTCCCTCGACCTCATCGCCGCTCGCGCCACCAACATCGAAACCGAGATGGCGAAGATACCCCCGATCGCGGCGGCCGTCTCGGACATGACCCCGAAAGTCAAAGACCTCGTTGAGTTCAAGGGGCGGATGGCCGCGATCGTTCTGGTCGCGGGCACCGTCACCGGCGCCGCGTTCGCCTTCATCTTCGAGGGCATCAAGTTTTTCACCCCCGACATCCGAGCGTTCATCGAGCGCATCTCGTTTCACTAACAAGGAACCACAATGAACCGCATCATCATGCTCGCCGCGGCGACCCTCGCCCTGACGTCCGTTGCAGAGGCCCGGCCGGCGATCTCGCCCGAGTGCAACCGCACCATGCCCTGCGATCTCGGGAGCAACAATTTTCTGGCCGGCGTCGTCTCAATCAAGGTCACGATGCACCGCGAGAGCATCACCCCCAAAGCCTACAGCCGCAGGCACAAGTCGCGCGTTTCGGGCTATTTGGACATCACCCACTCCTATACCGGCGGCAATCTGGTTTCGACCGCGCGCGCCTACCTCGGGCAGACCGCAGGCCAGATTGGTCTCCGACGCACGCTATGGTGCTCGGCGTTCATCCGCCACATCACGCACGCGGCCGGCGTCGATGACCGGGCGATCTCGTGGAACGGCAAGCAGCACGTCTCGGCCGCCGTCGGCACGATCGCCGTCATGCGGCACCACGTCGGCATCGTCAGCGGCTTCGACGCCAGCGGCAATCCCATCATCATCAGCGGCAACAGCGGGCGCCGCGTCCGCGAGGCGGTATACCCCCGCCGTCGCATTATGGCCTTCGTGAGCGCGTCATGAGGACCGCCCTCGGCGTCATCCTCGGCGTTCTCGCGGCGCTGTTCGTCGGCGGCGTGAAGGCCCGCGATCTCGGCCAGTGGGAAAACGGCGATCCGGCCGTCAAGGAGTGGTACCAATCCCTGATGCAGCCCGACAACCCCAGCGCGTCATGTTGCGGCGAGGCTGACGCCTATTGGTGCGACGGGCTTCATGTGAGGGATGGGAAGACCTTCTGCACCATCACGGACGATCGGCCGAATGAGCCGCTCCGCAGGACGCCGGTCGCGCTCGGGACCGAGATACTCATACCGGATCACAAGCTTAAGTACGATCGGGGTAACCCCACGGGGCACGCAATCGTTTTTCTGAGCAGCGGCGGGCTCGTCTACTGCTTTGTCAACGGCAGCGGCGCCTAAAATAATTCGGCCTTCGGGCCGTCCGAGGTTGCCGGTTCCATTTCCGCCGGCAATTACTGAGGGACCGTTGGTCCCTGTTTCTCTCTACCCCAACTCAGACTTGCCGCCAGTATCCTTCGGGACGCTGGCGGCTTTTTCGCGCGCCTGGACGCGCAGAAGCAGCGACCTGATCCTGCGAGCTATCAGAGTGTCGACCTCGCGCTCTTGGTTCGCCATTACATCGATCTCGTTGGGGCGCAATTTGCTGCGGTCGCCTCGTTTGCGCAGTCCCCATATTTGGCGCAGATCATCGGAAATCTTGCGCGCCGTTTCGGCGATGGCGTCTTCTGGTACTCCTATGGTACTCTTAACCCTGCCTGTTCCTGCCATGTTCACGCTCTGCCGTCGTTTCCGTTCTAAATATATCAATGGTTTAGCTGATTATATAGAGTAGCAGATATCGATGCTTTGGCCAAAATCCCTTTATTTTTGCCAGTTTTCACTCGATTGGTACTCCTACGGTACTCTTACCTCGCATCTGCGGCGCTCGTCTGCCACTCTGGCCGGTGATGACCGTA